TCACGTGGCGATCCTTTCGTCAGGGTGGATGGGGTCCTGGCGGACGAGGAAGACGGAGCCGGGGAATCTGCGGGCGATGGCTTCGCCGTGGGACGGCCAGAGCCGGTCGGTGACGCCCGGGCCGTGTGTGGCCATGACGATCAGGTCTGCCTCGATCTCGGTTGCGGCGCGCAGCAGCACCGAGGTCAGGTCGATGGCGGGGTCGTTGGCGACATAGGCGGTGCTGGCGGCGTCATGGCCATGGGTCTCGACCTGCGAGGCGGTGAAGGCATCGAGACGCTCGGCATATTCGGCGGGGGTGTGCCCCAGCTTGCCCGGCGTATCGGCGGTGATGCCGACATACCATACGGTCGCTCCGTTCTGCCGCGCCAGCTGTGCGGCGAGCTCGAGGCTGCGCGACAAGCTGGGCGTGTGTGCCAGATCCACTGGCACCATGATTTTGTTGAACATCTTTCTTCCTGTTGCTGTCCCGGGTCGCGCGCCCGGGATACCTAATGTGTAGGGCAAGATGGCCAGTTCATCAAATTTTCGCGCAAGCGCCGCTCCGCCGGGGGCAGCCGGAGCGGGGCAGGGCGGTTTTTCGCGCCTCTGCGGGATTTTTCTCTTGACGCATCCGCCCGCTCACAATATCTGGCGCCCACTCTCTGGCGGAGTAGCTCAGTTGGTTAGAGCAGCGGAATCATAATCCGCGTGTCGGGGGTTCAAGTCCCTCCTCCGCTACCAAATATCCAATCTCCTTTGAGATCAATGACTAGGCGGCCCACGGGCCGCCTTTCGTTTATGCAAATCACACCCGAACGGCGTCTCCTGTATTGGGTGTTTGTTGGAACTCTTTAGGTGGCAATAGGGGCGGATGCCCCTCAATTTGGGCAAGTCGTGGGCAAATTTGCCCACGGGAATGGGCAAATTTTTCGCCCGGATTCGCCCCCTGGAATCAGGTCGAAGAGGTCAGCCGGAACCGACGTGGGCAAATTTGCCCGTTTGCGGAGGTATTTTTCCTTGTCTGAAATGTAAGACACACCTTAAGGTGTCGATCAGGACGCCGGACTGTCCGGTGGCCAGAATCGAGGAGATTGCCATGGGAGAGAGTGGGCGCGAGCCGTGCAAGAAGTGCGGCAAGGTGCATGGGGTAACTAAGACCACGCATGTCAGCCGGGACGAGTTGCTTAGCATGGCTGCCGAAGGCCATCGCAAGGTGACGATGATGCTGGATGACACCGTGATCACCGTTCAGGTCGGCGATGAGGATCGCGACGAGATGGTCGTCGTCGATGGCCGCAAGACGAGAGTGATCACCGTGACCAGCGATGAGGCCATGGTGGCGAAGCTGGCCGAGGTCGATGCCGTGGTGCGGGAGAGCCTCCTGGACGGCGAGCGGATGGACATGGTGAACATCCGGCTCGACATGCTCGACAAGCGCGCGCTCGGGGCCATACAGGCGATGAGCGAGGTGACGGAGGACCGCCAGGAGATGTGGGCGATGCTCACGCTGGCGGCGGTGCATGCCGGAGGGCTGGCCGGGACGAGGCCGGGGGTCATGGCACAGTTCATTGCGGACATCTGGCCGAGCGCGGAAGAGGCGCAGCAGTACCTTGTCCGGCAGTACGCGCTTGCGGAGAAGCGCAGCGGCAAGGGCGGGAGCGTGCACTGATGGAGGCACGTAGCTGGAAGCCCGACCCGACGCGCAGCGTTGCCGAGGAAATGAGCGCGTTCTCGTGCGCATGCTTCGGCGTGGAGGAGCCCGGGGAGCTGCCGCCCTGGATGCTCGCCAGCGTCGAGAGCGCGTTCTTCGCGGGCACGCTCAGCGGGCTCAAGGTCGGCCTTGGCCGGGATGAGGACAAGGCCCTCGCAGTCTGGAATGAATGCATCCAGTACGGCCAGAACGTGAGTGCGCGGCTCGAAGAGCTGCTGGGACCGGAAGAGGACGATGGCGGAGCCGTCTGAGTTCCGGCTGACGCACCATGCGCGCAAGCGCATGGTGCAGCGCATGGGCCTGAACAAGCGCGCGGGGGATCGAACGTTTCGGCGCGCCGTCACGACCGGGATGTGGCGCTCGGAAATGTCCGATTCGCTCCGGCGAATGTGCGATGCCTATTGGCAACGACCGCATCATCAGGCGGGGAAGGCCAGCGACTACATACTATCTGGCGGGCATGTTTTCATCATGCGCGGGACTGTTTGCGTAACAGTGATCGGCATTCCGAAGATGATAAGTATCCGGTTTCTGGCGGAAAACAGAAGGCGGCAGCAGAGGTAGCATGATCCGAATTGGCTTCGGTCGGCGAAGTTTCACAGAGGTCATTCCATACCGCGCGTGGCAAACTTTAGAACACACCTTGACACCCAGCGTTGGACATATAAGCGTATATGTGCGGGAGAAGGACATATTACTTTGGGGGTTCAATGGCACGTTCCGAAAGTGGCTTACGCGATCTCAGAACACACCGAGATCAGAATGTCCGTTCGCGGTATTCGATAACAACTGAAGAGGCAATGCAGCTTTTGTCGGCTGCCCGAAAGGCCGCTGGTCCGAAAAAGATCGTTGATGGTGGATGGTGTCTCAGGTGGGCGAATAAATTCCGCGTGAGCCAGAGCACGATAGGCAAGATGCTGGCAACAGCAGGGATTGCCATAGAGGGACAAGTCTGCGCGAAACCGGATGCGAGCCCTCCGAGGAAAGATAGGGCGAAGCTCGGATTGAAAATTGGGAAGAAGCAGAAAGACAATTGCCCTCCCGAAGATTCAGTTTCGGGGAAGACACCGAAGGTAGTTCTTGAGAGTGAATTAGCGGTCGCCAAAACGCGACTGGCGCAGCAGGAAAACGCGCTGCGCATGAAGGAAGAAGAGCTGCGGCGGAAAGCGGCGTTGCTCGAAGACCAGCTTGAAGATGCCAAGGCCGCGGAAGAGGCGGCGGACAGGCGGGCCGATGAATTGGCGGCCAAGATGGAAGAGCTGGAGCGTATTGGTTTTGTTGTTGATGAGGAGCGCAAACGTGAGCGTGCTCCGGCAAAAGTGTTCAACGCGGGCATGGTGAAACAGCTCGTGCTCGTGAAGGACGCGAGGATCGCAGAACTGGAACGCGCGTTGGGTGGAGAGCGCAAGAAGGTGGCGGTGCTTGAGGAAGAGCTTGGTCTTGGCGTGTCGGCGAATGGAATGCCGGTGCCCGAGAGCATGCATGTGTACTGAAAAGAGCGCACCCTTGCGTCGGGTGCGCGAGGGGTGATGATGAAACCTAAGCGTGAAGACCTCGAAGGCGAGGAAGAACATCAACGGCACTGCGACGAGCTTGAGGCGGAGCAGTACCCGGAAGATGCCGAGCTTGTCAGCGAGATGCTCCACTACGTGGGCCGCCAGACGAATGGCGTGTTCGGCCTGGAGAGGCTGGATCAAGAGGCCCTGGATGTTCCGCCGAACCATAGGTCGCTGGCGGCCTTCGGGGTGATTTTCCTGCAAGAGAAGACCGAGCTTGAGCTGCATCGGTATCACAGCCGCAAGTTCGGGCGCGAGCGGTGGGTCGTGATCCGGCGCTTGGACGCGGAGCAGTGGGTGCCGCTCTGCTGGCCGAATGAGCCGAGCGACGTGGCCGAATGGCTCTTTCATGTCTTCCAGAGCGTGAAGGGAGCGCTTGCAGAAAACCAGGACGGATAGCAGCCGGGACCGGCAAACGGCTGCGGGGCGGGGCGGGATGACATTCCCGCCCCGCTCTATTTTGCGGGCAGGGCGCGGTTGAGCTTGGCTTCGGTCGAGGCCAGCGCGGCGTCGAACAGAGGATCCTGATCGCGCTGGTTCGTGACCGAACGGACTTGGCGGAGGATCGTGGAGGGCTCGACCTTGGCTGCGCGTGCGATGGCGCGCAGAGACCATGAGAGCGTGGTGTGCATGAGGTAGTGGATCGTGCGGTCGGGGATGTGGATTGCGGCGAGCGTGGAATGGAGAATGGCATAGCTCTCGCGCTTGAGCAGGCGGAGATGCGCGGTCATAGCCAGCCTCCGCCGCTGGAGCCGGTGAGCGCGGAGATGACGGTCGGGGCGAAGGTGAGCGTGGGCTCCTGGTTCGCGGCTTCGTCCTGGTCGGCGGCGGGGTTCTCCTGGTTGCCAGCAGGTGAGCTTGCCGCGGCAAGTTCGCGAAGCATGGAAGAGGCGATCTGGTTGTAGGCGTCGTCGGCCTGGGCGGTTGCGGTGCCGGGCGCTGCGTCCGTGCCCATGCGGGCGAGGAAGCCCGCGGTTGCGTCGTTGGGCTCGATGCCGCCGGGCAGGGAGGTCCACGTGCCGGACAGGGAATTGGCCACGCGCAGCAGGTTCGAGGGCGAGGGGTCTTCGAGGTCGGCGGTGAGGTCGCGGCCCGTGCGGCGGCGGTAGTCGTCGCGGGCGAGCGTGATGGCGGCAGCGTCCTGCGAGCGCGGCGAGAAGTCGGTGACGCCCGCGCGCGGCGCGATGGCGTCCCAGGTGGAGGAAAGGAACTGGTAGCGCCCGGCGGCGGAGGTGCGCTGCCCGGTGTTGGGGCCGTTGGCGATGTCGAAGAACTGCCGGGGGTGGTCCGAGAAATCGGTGAAGCGGGCGCCGCCGTACATGGCGTCGTAGCCGGGGCTCTCCGAGCCCGCGATTGCGTCGAGGAGGCGCTGCTCCATGGGGGTCATGGGGGTGGAGGCCATCACATCATCTCGTCGTCGGAGTAGGCCGTCAGGGCGGCGTCGTTGAGGGCCTCGAAGCCGGAGGCCATGGCGGGGGCGAAGGCGCGCAGGAGGGCGGCGCGTGCGGCGACGCGCGTGCGGCGCTTGTGGGCCTCGGGGTAGTAGCCGGGGCAAGTCTTGGCGATGCGCTCGGCGGATGCCTGGATGTCGGCCATGCGGGTGAGCTTGATGATGCAGATGCCGAGATCGGCGAGAGCCTGGATGCCGGGGATGTCTGCGCAGCGCTTGGCGCTCGGGTGGTAGATGTCGGTCCAGATGCCGAAGTGGTTTCGGCGGCACAGGGTGAGCGTGCCGATGATGTCCTCGAAGGTGAAGAGGTCGAGGGGGATCGCGATGAGGTAGCACTCGTCGTCGAGCGGCGGATCGGTGGCGATCAGATCGGGGATGAGGCCAAGGGAGGTGGCGCGGTAGACGCGCGTGCTGCCGGAGGCCATGGCCTGGGCGGCGAAGGGGCAGGGCGAGATGCCGCCATGGGTGGCAGCGGGGGCAGAGAGCGTGGTCTTGCCCCACGCTTCGAGCATGCGGACGATGGGCGCAAGCTCGCGCGCGAAGTCGCGATCCTCTGCGGTGGTGCCGGGGGAGATGTCGAAGAGGTCTTCGTCGCTGCGGATGAGCGTGGCCTTTGGCATGTCGTCGTCCTCGTCGCTGTCGATGTCGCTGTCGATGATCAGGCTGCGCCCCCGCAAGGGGGGCGCAGCCCTCGGCTCATCGTTCTGGCAGCAAGTGGAGCACGTCAGAGGGGTGCCGGTCGTCCGCCTGCTTGGGGGCGATGATCGGCGGGACGCACGTATCCCTCCTGGATGAGCCAAGCCCGGTAGAGGGTCAGGAAGAAATCGAGCGGAAGCTGCACGCGCGCCTCGCCGATGGGCATGCGGGACTTGCGGGCGACGATGACGGGAGCCTCGGGGGCATTGAGCTTGGTGATCGAGGCCATGCATTGGGCCAGCCAGCTCTCGAACTTGAAGGCTTCGCAGCGCTTGGCTTCGACGTGGATGCCGGGCGTGCCGATGAGGTCCGCGCCGCCAGCGAAGAGGCCAACGACACCGCCGCCCGAGAGAGGCGCACGCTCGCACTGGAGGCCGGTGGCTTCGGCGATGTAGGCGGCCAGCTCTCGCTCGAACTTGTCGCCCTTCTGCTTGGAGCCTCGCGGGCTCAGGCGCTTGCGCTTGGGGGGTACGCTCATGTGTCGAGCCTCTCGCGGCAGCAGTCGCAGAAGTAGAGGTTGCGGGGCCTGGGCTTGCGGTCGCCGCAGCCAAGACAGGCGCGCGTCCACATCTTCACGTGTGTCTTGGGGGTGAGCGCGTACTTCGCGCCCTCGAACTCCTGGAGGCCGAGGCGCACCAGGATGCGCCTGAGCGTATCGGGGTGGCACTTGAGGCGCCGTGCCATGTCGGCATAGCTGGCCGTGGCATGAACGGCAGTGAGCCAGCGCGTGTCCTCGGGGCTGATCGCTATCTTGCGTGGCATCGGGTCGTGACCCCTACATGTTGCCTTGGTTCCTGCATGTAGGTGATACGGAGTGACACCTAAAGATCAAGAAAAGACACCGAAAAGGGATTGATTTTTTTGGAAATGCGCGATTAACATTACACCGTTGGGTGTCTTCACAAACGTCTAGCCGCCCAAGACCTATCCGACCGACCGCAAGGGGGCAAGCCCAGACCGCAAGGCGACGGGCCGCCTCCTCCCCCCTGGGGGGGGTCGTCGTCGGGGACCGCGACTGCACCAAGGCAAGCGCCAAGGACCAAGGACCAAGGACCAAGGGCAAAGGCCAAGGGCCAAGGACCCAACGGTGTAATGTTAACCAGTAATAACTTTCTTTCGTGAACCAAAGGAAGGACCTGGAATGACCCCCATCATCGCTCTGCGCTGCACGTCCAACGGCGGCTTCTTCAATCCCGAGATCGGGCACCGCCCGCTCATGCCCTACGATCCCGTGGACGCGCGGCACGCCTACCTGCGCGCGCTGCACGACAAGCTCGGCCCGTCCCTGTGGCTGATGGAGACCGCCGACCTGCGCATGACGCCGAGCGGCGACCAGCAGAGGGCCGTGATCTGGAACATGTACCGGCGGGGCCGCTGGCAGGACAGCATCGAGGCGACCGGTCATCTGTGGTGCGAGGTTCCGCGCTTCAACTGGACAACCGCGCTGCGCGCCAGCGAAGTGGTGCCCGTGATCAAGCGCGGGCTGGCTGCCGCCGCCAAGCAGCGCGGCGAGAAGCGCTACACGAGCAAGGAGGCCCGCGACCGCGAACAACAGAAGCGCGAGCGTGCAGTGTGCGAGGCCCTGCATCACTTCGGGACCGAGTGCATGACGCCGTACCACCTGACCTTCGGCAACGGCTTCCAGTGCCGTGCCTCCTCCAACTTCGATCCGGGCGAACTCTTCGGCGACATCTTCGCCCCGCCGGGCGGGCATTCCGGCCCGGAGCTGCGGGCATGAGCGTGCGCTGGCTGTCCGTCCGCACCTCGGCCCGTGGCGGTTTCCTGCCTTCGGGTGGCGCGTGGGCCAAGATGCCCGCCATCAAGAAGCACACCGGGCCGGAGCCGCAGGAAGAGGTTGCCGCCGAAATCCGCACGCTCATGGCGCGCCTGCTGAGCGCGGAGACGGTCGTGGTGATGGAGAGCCAGCGCTCGGACAACACGCTCTGGCGGCGCGAGCTGGTGCAGAAGCTTGCCGAGGCCAACGGCGCGGGCTGGATGGAGGTGGACCGCTATGCGTGGCGCAAGGGCGCCCTGGCCAGCATGTTCAGGAGCCGCCGGAAGCTGCGCGCGCTGTCGCCCTCCGGGCGGCACCGCACCCCCGCGGAAGAGCGGCTGCTCGCCGAGGGGATGCTCTGGGCCATGGAGCACGCGCCCACGCTCGACATGGTGGACTGCTACTCGGACGGGCTCGACCTGTCTTCGGTGATCCCGAGCCAGTGATTGACCACGCTCATGGGGCGGTTGAGGTAGGCTGCAATCTCGTGCGGCTCGATCCCCCGCTCCCTGTGCATCTGGACGGCGCGCTGGCGCGTGGACAGCGACGACACAACACGGTGTTCTCCGGTGTCGTCGTTGGCCGCGTAGCCGATCCACTGGACCGGATCGTGATTGTCCGACCACTCGCGCACCTTGCCGTAGCGAACCTCGCAGACCATGAGCAAGCGCCAGCCCCTTCCCAGATCGGATGTCTTGGCCTCCAGCCTCGGCCAGATCGGCTCGGGGTAGGTCTCGTCGTGGATGCCCGCCTTGAGCTTGGCCTCGTCCTCCGACTTGAAGACCTGGGCCACCCTGATCTGCGTCTCCAGCACGGTGAGCTGGTTGGTGTTCCCGGCCTCCCGCCCGACGCCGCTCTCGCCCGGCTTGTTCGCGTGGTGGAGCATGATCACGCTCGCGCCCGCGTTGCGCAGGGCAAGCGCGATCTGGTTCACGCGCGCCCAATCTTCGGAGGCATTCTCCTGCAAGCCGGGGAAGGCCGAGCGGATGGTGTCGATCACCACGACATCGGGCTCGTTCTCGTTGCACAGCTTCTTTAGCCTCGACAGGCCGTCCGCCGAACGCAGGTTGATCCCGGCCTCCCCCGTGAGGAACGGGGTCCAGATGTTGAGCCGGTCCCCGGTGTCGCCGTGCGCGGCCCAGAGCGCGTCGAGCCGCCTGCCGAGCGTGGCCATCCCGTTCTCGAAGTCCAGGTAGAGCACGCGCGCGGGCGTCGTGATCCCGAAGGGGCCGAAGGTCGGCTGGCCCGACGCAAGCGCGGCGAGCGCGTGCTGCACGAAGAGGCTCTTGCCATGGCCGCTATAGCCGTAGACCTGAACGATGGTGCGCGGCGGCAGCCAGGGCTCGATCAGGAAGGTGGTGGCCGCGGCCCGCTCTTGCAGGGCCTTGCGATCCTCCATGCGGATGAGGCGCTGGGGAGCGGGCTCCTCCTCCTCCTCCTCCTCCTCCTCCTCCTCGCTGGCCTCGGGCGCGGGCAGGCTCACGCTCTCCTCGCGGGGGATGTACTTGCCATCGGCGTCGAAGCGCTCGGGGTGGTTCCTCCGCTCGGCTTCCTCCATCGACCGGCAGGTGGCTTCGAACTTCTCGGGCTCCAGGTGGTCTTCGAAGAACTCGTCCATGAACGCGCGCACGCGCACGCGCAGGGGCTCGCCGAAGCACCCGGCCATGACCGCATCGCTGGCCGCGCGCATCACGCGCTCGTTCCGCCCGTTCCCCTGGCCGGTGGGGACGAGGCCAGTTTCGGGGAAGTGCTCGCGGATGTAGGTGCGCGTGCGTTCCCATTCGGTCAGGTACTCTCCGGGCTGGGAAGGTTCGAGGTCGGTGAGGTCGAGTGCGCCAAGGTCGAACTCGCCGGGGGCCAGCTCCTCCACGGGAGGCGTCCAGTCCTCCCACATGGGCGCGTCATCCTCGGCGGCCAGGCCGGATGGAACGTCCCATTCGTAGCCGGTCGAGGGGGGCAGCAGGGCGTAGCTTCCGTCGCCCCTGAAATCGAGCCCCGGCACCTTGGGCCAGCGCACGCCGCGCGTGGTCGAGCCTGCTGCGGGTCCGCGCCATTCGCCGTCGCGCGGGTGCTCGAAGTAGAAGTGCCGCCCGCGCTTGGTCCTGACCTGGATCGGCGAGTGCCAGCCGAGAGCGCGTGCGGCTTCGAGGGCATCGGGGCTGTCGCAGTCCACGACGACGAGGCCGCTGACCGCCCCCGTGATGATGGCCATCTCCGCGTCGGGCCATTTGGTCCACCACGCTTCGAGCTGTTCCTCCGTGGGCGGGCTTGTCTGGTAGTCCTTCCACTTGACCGTGGGCTTCTTCGTCTCCGGGTGAATGGGGATGATCGCCCATCCACGCTCATAGTATTGCAGCGCGGCTTCCAGCCGGTCCATACGCGCCAGCTCCCTCTTGTGGCCGTCTCCTTAGGTGTCCCTCAGGTGTCAGGCAGGCTCGAAGTATGCATCGAGATCGAGCGTGGGGCAGGCGGCCTTGATCGCGGCGAGGTGTTCAGCCGCGAGGTATCCGGTCTTGATCCAGCGATAAGGGGCGGTCCTGGATTTTCCAGTGATAATCGCCACTTGCCGCGGTCCTCCACAATCTTCGATGAGGCGCGCGACATTCAGCTTTACGGCATCGTGCATATTTTTCTCCAAGGGGTCTTTACGCGCCTGTCGCACTTGTGGCACACCTAAAGGTGTCAAATCAAGCACCGGAGAAGGAGGCGGCCTTGAGCGACTTGAAAGACCCCTGGTCCATTCTGGAAGACGGCTCCGAAGCCGAGGATGCCCCCGCTCCCGAGGCGGACACGCTCCCCTTTGAGCCCGCGCCCGCCATCATGCCCGACAGCGAGGCGACGGCGGAACTGAAATCCAAGCTCGGCTACATGGCCGGGCAGATGGAGACGCTCGAAGACGAGCTTGCGGCCACCAAGGCCAAGCTCAAGGACCTGAGCGGCGCGATGCTCCACACCTTCGTCAGCGGCACCGGCTGGGACGAGAAGCCCGGCACGTCCCATAGCATCGACACCGGCACGCACGAGGTCGGCTTCGAGGCGCGCGAGCGCGTGCGCTGGGACGGCGACAAGCTGCGCGAGATTGTGGCCGAGAACTACGGCAGCACCGAGGCCATGCCGCCGTTCATCCGCGAGAAGTACGCTGTGGACAGCGACCTCTACGAAGAAATGCAGCCCGACGTGCGCAGCCTCTTCGAGCCTGCACGCTCGGTCGGCTCGGGCGGGATCAAGATCACCGTCAACCGCACGCACACCGATGACGCCACTGCGGGAGGGACTGCCTGATGCTGCGCATCCGCTCCACCGACGACCCGTCCGAGACCAAGGGCCACAAAGTCCTGCTCTACGCGCACCACGGCTTCGGCAAGACCTACCAGTGCCGCCACTTCCAGGCCCGCTACGGGCGCGGCCTGATCATCTCCGGCGAGAGCGGCCTGCGCTCGGTCGAAGATGTGTCCATCGACTACGTGCCGTTCACGAGCTGGAACGGAAAGGAAGACCCGGACACGGGCGAGTATTCCTTCCGGGGGATCATGCGCGAGATCGGCCAGCCCGGCTATCTGGAGAAGCACGGCTACAACTGGCTCGCCATCGACAGCCTGACCGAGCTTGCCGACCGGCTCGGCGACGAGCTGGAAGAGAAGTATCGCGACGAGAAGAACGGCTTCGCGATGTGGAACGAATACGCGCGGGTGATGATGGGCGCACTCAAGTGGGTCCGCGATCTGCCCGTGCATGTCTACGTGTCGTGCCTCGCCCGCGAGGACACGGACATCAACGACAAGGCGCAATACTGGCCGATGGTGAAGGGCAAGCAGGTCGCGAAGCAGCTTCCGAGCATCTTCGACCACGTGCTCTGCGGCGTGCGCCGCACGGACCCGTCCAAGGACGGCCCGCCCACCGTGAGCCGGTACATCGTCACCGACGAGGTGAGCGGCTGGCACGGCAAGGTGCGCGACCCGCGCGGGCGCGTGGCCGCCTACGAGAAATGTGACGACATCACGTCCCTGCTCGAACGCATGGGCATGTCGGATGAAGAGTGGTCGGCGTTCACGACCAAGCTGAAAACCCCCGAAACGGAAGGCGCAGACGCATGAGCTGGAGTGGATTTGAAGACCTCGACCTGACCGATGTGGAACCCGATGACTTCGCTCCGCTGGAGCTGGGCGAGCATATCGTCACGTCGAGCGGCGCGAAGATCGAGGACGTGGCCGATGGCCGAGGCCGCCGCTTGGTGGTCACGCTCAAGAACGCATCGGGCTCGATCACCACGGGCTTCAACATCAAGCACCCGAGCGATCAGGCGCAGGACATCGCGCGCCGCCAGCTCAAGGCTTTCCTGCTGCACGGCGGCCACCGAAACCCCGACAAGCCCGGCTCCGTGGACACGCTCAACGACCTGCGCGTGGGCATCTACATCGGCAACGGCAAGCCTTTCACGAACAAGGAAGGCAAGAGCATCACGCCCCGCGAGGTGAAGCGCTTCTTCGCGCCTGCCGATGCGAGCAAGGACGGTGGCGGCGGGCGCGGCAAGCTCGATGACCACATCCCTTTCTGAGCGCGCGTGAGCCATTCATGGGCACCTTCCAGCAGAACATCCAGTCGGTCGATGACCCTGCGAGCATCCGTCTCGCGCTGGACGTGATGCGCAAGATGGATGCGCTCAAGGACGGCGACGAGGAGGCAGCGGCCTACCGGATTGCCGAGCTTGAGCGGGACCACGCGCGCCAAAGTACCATGAGATGACCTGGGCCTGCCGCCGCCTCCCGCGCCTGACGCGAGCGGCTGGTTCAGGCCAGAGGAAGCGGACCCTGAATGGTCCCCCCCTGAGCGGGGCCGCTTCCTCGCTTTTTTCGAAAGGAACGAGCGCGTGACCATGGAGCCGACCTTTGTCCTGGACCGGATCGACGCGGGCTACTTCGCAGATCAGGACAAGCGCAAGGCACGCGCATATATCGGGGCCTCGGGCATCGGCTCGCCCTGCGATGCCTATCTGGCCTATTCGCTTCGGGGCTTTCCCGACACGCCGCCCGAGCCCAGGCTCGCCCGGATATTCCAGCTCGGGCACAGGATCGAAACCCTTGTCGTGGCCGATCTCAAGCGCAAGGCGCAGATGACGGTTTGGGACCGCGATCCCGAGACCGGCCAGCAATGGACTTACGAGCTTCTCGGCGGGCACATCAAGACGCACATGGATGGCCAAATTGCGCTGGACGACCGGGACGGCGCGGAGGTGCTGATCCTCGAAGTGAAGTCGATGAACAAGGCGAGCTGGAACAAGTTCGTCAAGCACGGCATCCAGAAGAGCCATCCCGGCTACTACGAACAGTTGCAGATGATGATGGGCATGTCCGGCTTCCGGCGCGCGTACTTCATCGCCTACTGCAAGAATGACAGCAGCTACCACGACGAGATCGTGGAGTTCGACCAGCTCGTGTGGTCGGAGCAGTGCTCGCGCATCGAGCGTGCGCTGAACGGCGACGCCGAGAAGGTCGCCGCGAGCGTGGACGACTGGCGGTGCCGAAGCTGCTTCAAGCGCGATGCGTGCTGGGCCAGCGCGGGCGTCGAGGCCAGATGCATGACCTGCGCGCACGCGTGCCCGACCGAGCGCGGCGGGTGGCACTGTGCCCGGTTCGACCAGCCCGCGCCCGGCGAGGCGTGCAGCGCGTGGCGGGTTTACAAAGCTAAGGAGCGATAGCGGAATTCGAAAAGTCGAAACAGGAACTAGTCTTGAGGATTTTCTTCATCTTGAATTAATTCACAGAATCTTTCCAGGCCGTTTTCGCGAAGTAGATGATCCAGGTCCCTGAGGCCTTGTGATTTATTCTTCTTTATTTCTAGGAGCAGGTTGGGGAATTCGAAACTTTCGGTGACTTGGTCATTCTCTTTAGCCGTCGACAGCAATAAGTCTACATGATCGGCACCGAATGAAAGGGAAAAAACTTGGAGAGTGCGCGCTATTCTATTTGCTTGATGATAATTTCGCGATGAATGATATAGCTTGATCGTTCGATCTATGATTTCTTCCGGAACGGAAAATGGGAATATCTCTTCAATATCATCAATGGCCGCAAATTTCACTCTATTGGTTGCGGAGGCGTTAAGTGGAGGAAAGCTCAGAAGAGAGGGTATCATGACAAATTGATCGGTCGGAATTTTCTCCACGTACCTTTGAATTCTGCTTTTCTGCATCACTTCTAGGAAGTCCCATCCGTCACTGAGTTTTGATATTCTGTACGCCACTCGGTGCAAATCCTTATCTGACACCCGTGAAACGATTGCTGGAAGAATTTCCGCACTCCTATCAGAATATACAGTGCGATGCATTGTATTGATGGAGTTCAGTGACGCTACTAACTTTACCATCTGGTCATGGGTTTCGTTCTCTTTTAAGAAAAGATCTTTCAAAAGAACGGAAATTAGAGCTCGCACCAAAGACGGGCGCGCTCTGCGAATTGGACCATTCTGAAACGTCCGAAGTATATCAGTCCGAGAGCTGGGAAAATATTCTGATTGGATCTGAGAAAGAACGCGATCCAGTGCAAATTTTCCCTGGGCAGGTTCATGCTGTAAAAGGTGTGTTACGGCCGAGTGGATATGTAGGCGCGCCAGTTCCGCAGGGGGCGAATACTGTTCGCCTTCAGCATTAAGAGATGGATGTGCGCACCGATGACGATCTTGAAGTATCCGCTTCAAGTCTTCGCATTCAATCGCGGAGATTATCTCAATCTTGTCACGTGCAAACTCCAAAATTTCCTTCTCGAATTTAAGTGATTGCGGTAAGTCGTTGGTGCGGTGTATGCGATCCAAAACCTCTATTTTGTCAGTTGCTTGCTTGTCTCCTGCCAGTGAAAGTTCGCGGAGCTTTTCAATAAGGTCATAGCAAACCGCTACCCAGCACGAGACAATGGATGAGCGGTATGCTTCCGCGCGATAACTCGCAACGGCTTCACGAATGTACTCTCTCGCGCTTCTATTTCGGCATTTTAGAATGAGTTCGTCCAGATCTTCGAGATATCCAGCCACAATTTTCTCTCTTGAAAGGATGAGTTAGTCTAGCACAGCTCTGGCGCGGCAGCATGTTCATTGGTGACCGAAGATTTCCAATACTGCAACTCGAAATGTTCAGAGGTCTATTTTTCGTCGCGGGAGGATGTAGTTTGGGTGGCGATCGGTGGCCCGGTGCATTCTGGGATCTGTTCTGATCTTTGCGGGGCTGGCGCCGCCCTCAATGCTCCAAGCTAACGTCTAGTCGGCGCATTTCCGTTCCACTTGGAGAGCGCTGGAATCCAAGCTTCCATTTCCAATGATCGGTCTTCTCTTTGAGCTTTCTGTAGAGGAACCTAGTTCCTTGCATCAATCCCGCCCTCCAAGCCTGTCCACGATGTTCTCGCGCACGTCGCGGAGGCCACCGAGGACAGGGATGCGCTGCGCGACCGCGCGCACGGCGGCACGCTCCTTCGCGTTGCCGTCCGCCTCGAAGTCCTCGCCCCAGCCCTGGCCGATGCTGCCGATCACGGTGGCCGTGTCGTTCACGAGGCCCACGCTCGGGCCGAGGAGCGTGGACATGATCCGGGTCTGGCCGTAGGCGCCGTGCTCGGCCTGCGTGCCGACCGAGTGCATGGTGTCGGCGATCAGGCCGAAGCCGCCCATGGCCAGCATGCCTTCGAGATACCAGCCGGTCAGGTCGCCCCGGTCGCGCACGCTGCGCGTGGGGTTGCCCTGTTCGTCCTCGCCGCGCGACTGCACGATGTCCTTGAGCGTGAGGGACGCCATGCCGAGCGCCGGGCCGAGCATGGCCAGGTAGACCAGCGGCTTGACGTTGCCGTGGTCGGCCTCGTGCAGAATGTCGCCCGCGAGGCGCTGCATCATCAGCGGGTAGCTCTTGAGCTGGAAGACCATCGCGCCGACCGGCGTCTGCGCCCAGAGCGGCACGTCATTGGGGTTCGGCGCGAAGATCGCGTGGTCGGTGAAGCGGATCACCGCCGTGCGCACGGTGTCGTCGTCGCGCAGGAGCGCCGGGTTGTTCAGGCTCTCGTGCTCGCGCTGCCCGCCGGGCAGGAAGTCCTTGAGGCCGTAGGCGTTCAGGAAGCGCATGGCGCGGCGGTGCTCGCGGGTGCCGGGCTTCGAGGTGGTCAGCTTGCGCTGCATGGCCTTGAGGCTCTCGTAGCCCACGGCAGAGGCCATGGAGCGGTTCATGTCCGTCCAGGGGGTGAGCAGCGTGGCGTGGAAGAAGGCGTTGGTGGTCTTCGAATGGAAGCGCCCGAAGGTGTTGGTGAGCCGGTCGGAGACCACGCTCTCGATGGCGCCGCCCACGCCCCGGATCATGTCGCGGTAGACCGGATCGCCTGTGTACTGCGCCATGGCCTTCGCGTAGGTGCGAAGGGAGCCGGAGCGGATCACCGGCAGCGCGAGGTCGCCCAGCGAAGAGAGCGTGGTGAAGGCCAGCAGGCTGATGCTGTTCACCGAGCGGATGGCCTGCGAAGTCTTGTAGGCCCGGTCGGTGTTCATGCCGCTCTTGATGCGGCGCTTGGAGGCGACGGCCAGAGCGTTCTCCACGAAGGAGAGCTGGTCGGGCTTCACGCCCGCACGCTCGCCGCCGAAGTCCCGCAGCGCGGCCAGGATCGCGTCGGCCCGGCGGATGTAGGGCTCGCCGATGCGGCCACGCAGATCGCGCGGCGCGATGTCCATCAGCGCCTTGCGCGCGGCTGCCTCGCCCTCGTCGGCATAGGTGGCAGCGAGACCCTCGGCGAAGTCGCGCGCGGCATGCGCGTTCGGGAAGGGCATGCGCGTGGCCAGCTCGTACTCGACCATCTTGAGCGCGCCGGTCTTCTCCATGGCCGTCTTGGTCTGGGTGTAGACCCGATCCGTCGAGAGGAGATCAGCGATGCCCTCGGTGCCCTGGTCCACCACGCGCAGGTAGTCATAGGCCCCGTGGCGGTTGAGGCCATGCGCCTTGACCTGGAGGCTGCGGCGCGTGGAGGCGTCGAGGTACTTCGCGACGAGGCCGCCCAGATCGTTTTCGAGGTACTTCTCCAGCGCCGCGAGCTGGTCGCGGTAGGCGGGATTGTCGAGCTGGATCATGCGCGAGAAGTCCGCCTCCTCGAAGGCGGCGCTGCGCGAGCCGCCGCCCGCCGGGACGAACGCGCCCTCGGTGTCCTCGCCCACGAGGCGCGCGTACATGCGGTTTGCGAAGCCGTCCGCCGTGTTGTCGGGATCGGGCGCGCGCCCGGTGTGCAGCTCCTCGGCCCGGTGGTAGTCCGCCATGGCCGCGAGGAAGCCCTGCTTGTCCTTCTCGATGCGCTTCTGGTTCCAGACCTGCGGCACGTAGTTGTCGCGCTTGCCGATGCGCACGCCCGTGGCGCGCAGCTCGGCCAGCTCGTCGGCGAAGAGGCGGCGGAGCTGGTCGAAGACCTTGCGCTCCTCGTGCGAGAGCACCTTGTAGGCGCGGTCGTCCTCGCCCCGGCGCAGCGCGCGGATGATGCGCGTATGGCTGTCGGGCTGCTTGGCGTCGATGCCCTCCACGCCCACGGCGCGGACCTTGCGCGTGTAGCGCTTGAGCCAGTTGCCCGCGTCGGGCAGGGCGGCGAGGGACTTCTCGACCGGCAGGAGCTTCCTGGCGAGGAGCTGCTGCTGCTCGGCGAAGAACGTCTCGAACCAGTCGCCCAGCCAGTGCATGCCCACGCGCTTCATGGCCGCGCTCTGCGAGGAGAGGGCGAGCGTGACCATGTTGCCGAGCAAGCGCTCCTGGTCCTTCGTGGGCCAGCGCTTGCGCAGGATGTTGCGGAGCCCGTCCGTGAGGCGCGGATCGGGCTCGCCGCCGACTTCGAGGATCGAGGCCATGCGCATCGGCTCGATGTCGGCGAGGCTCTGCACGCGGCCCGAGGCCACGAGGTTGGCCAGGCCGGAGAGCGCGCCGGGGGCCAGCTCCGAGGCGTCGGCGGGCGATGCGTCCTGGAAGCGGTCGCTGCCCAGGTGGCGCAGCGCGGTGTCGTTCCACACGACCACGCGCGACTTGCCCACGCGCCCCTCGCCGAAGGGCGCGCGGATGCCGTCATAGCCGAGATCGGCGAGCACGCTGTTGACGAGACCATGCGCGCCCGCCTCGCCGTGCTTGGCGGCCAGCAGATCGGCCAGCTCCGCGCGGAAGTCGGCGCCGGTCATCGTGTCGTTGACGCGCGTGTCGAGCGCGCGGCCCTGCGCGTCGGTGAGCGAGCGGCGCTCGACCAGCTTTTCGAGGAGCATGCGCGGCCAGATCGCGGTGTCGTCCAGCAGGGTCTCGTCCATGGGGACGAGCTTCGCGTTGTGGCGCAGGACCACCGGGGCCACCTTCGCATCGCTCGGCAGCGCGTGCACGGCGAGCGTGTCGGAGATGCGCGCCTCCTGCGCGGCCAGCGCGTTGACCGTGTCGATCATGGCCGGGCGCTCGGCGGCTCCGGCGGTCTCGATCCGCAGGCGGAGCTGCGAGATGTCCCGGCGCAGCCGGTGCAGGTTCACCGCGTCTTCGAGGAGGTCGGCCTTGGCCGCGTCGGTCAGGCCGAGCCCGGCGATGTCGCCCGCAAGCGCATCGCGCGTGGGGCGGGCAAGGCCCGAGGGCGTGTCCTGGATGTAGGTGCCGGGGCCGAGGTCGCCGGGCTGGCGGCCCACCACGGCGTCGGGGTTGCGGCGCTCGCGGTGGGCGAGCGTGTTCGGCACGCGCGCATAGAGCACGTCGATCCGCTCGGCATCGGGGTTGCCGGTGGACCATGCCGCGATGGCCCGGCGGTGCTGGGGCGAGATGTTCCGCAGCAGGTCGTCGGCATGGCTGGCGGCCAGCTCGGGGGAGATGGTGGCGCGGTTGGCGAAGGCCAGCGGGCGCTCCTCGGCGAACATGTCGCCGTAGGTCAGCAGCCGGACAAATTCCTCCTGGCCCCGGCCCGAGGCGATCAGGCCGTTCGTCAGGTAGGCGAGGTGGTCTTCGAGCTGGTCGAGGGCCGGGTCGATGATGCCGCGCGTGCCCAGCTCGGAGAGCCGCGCGGGCTCCACGCCTTGCCAGATGCGGTCCCGGCGGCGGCGGCCAGCGAGGTGGTCCACGTAGCGCTGCGCGATCCAGCGCTCGGCGATTTCGGCGACCGGCGTGCCCGGCGCGTGCTGCTCGATCCACGGCTTCTGCGCGCCCGGCTTCATGGCCTCGAAGGCGGCGGCGATGGCCGCGCGCTGCTCGTCGGACCACGTGCCCCGGATCGTCATGTGCGCGAGGTCGCGCAGCGCGACGGCGGGCGAGTGGCGACCGCTGGAGAGGCCGGTGCCGATGGCGCGCAGGCGCGTGCGCACCGCGTTGAAGGCCGCGCCGCCCAGGTCGAGAGGATCGTCGGCCCCCTCCATCCCGGCGAGCCGGGCGAAGAGGCCATCGGAGAGGAGCGCGGCGGGCGCGTCGTCGGTGCCCTTGGCGGTCGCGCCCATGAGGGCGAGGAGCCGGTAGCCCACGGTGCGCGTGGCGTAGGTCTGGCGCTGCGTGCGGCTCGACATGGCGGCCAGCGCCTCGCGGATCGGCGCGCGGGCGAGGGCGGGCACGCCGAGCTGGCCCGACACTGCGTCGTGGTCGCCCTTCTCGATCTCGATCAGGTCGATGATCTGGGGCGAGCGCGTGGCCTTGCGCTGGCTCGCGGAGAGCGCGCGGACGGCCAGCTCGTAGTTGATCTTCTGGAGGGCCACCGGGTCTTCGCTCGCGGCGTCCTTGGCCTTCTCCAGATCGGCCTTGCCCATCTTCCAATAGGTCCGGTCGCGGACCTTGTTCAGCTTCTTGAGGTCGGTCTCTCCGCCGAGCGCGTGCAGGATCGCCGCCTCCTCGGGAGTGCCCTTCCTGGCCTTCAGCGCTTCCTTCAGCTCGCGCTTGCTGGCCTTGCGCGTGTTGACCGGCGCGCCCTTGGCGGGCTTGACCGGCTCGGGCGCGGAGGCGTTCTCCACGCGCCGCGCGATGGCCGCATCCTCGCGCGCGGCGCGCTTGGCGGCGCGCCATGCCGCCGTCACCTTGGAGCTGTAGCTCTCCCGGCCAGAGGCGCGGAAGTCGTCCAGCCGCTCGGCGGCGGAGGCAGGCACGTCGAAGGGGGGGTAGCCGCCCTCGCGTTTGAGGTAGGCCGCGCTCATGGCGTTGAACACCATGTCCAGCATGGCCTCGGTCGAGGACGCGCCCGTGTCCTTGATCTTCGAGATGTCTCGGTTGGCCGGTTTGAAGCCGGAGGCGTAGCCGTCATAGTACATGTCGGCCAGGATGTCGGCGCGCGCGTGCTGCTGCTCGGCGTCGAAGACGAGGCCAAGGCCATCCTCCTCCGGCGGCAGGTCGGCGAGCTGCTTGTCGGTCTTGAGGCCCAGCACCTCGAACACGTCGCGGCGGCGGTAGGTGATGATCGTGAGCGGCTTGCGCCCGCCCTTCTTCGTCGGCGCGGTCAGCGGCGAGAAGGGCTGCGAGCCTTCCTTCTTCGGCGTGGTCAGCGCGCCCAGCCAGCGCATCAGCTCCACATGGCTGCGCAGGATCAGGTTCGGATCGCCGGAGATCACGGCGGTTTCGATTGCGCTGCGAAGATCGGCGAGCTGGCCCATGCGCGTGACGATGGCCGTGCCGAGTTCGGTCTTGGGGGACTTCACGATACCGGGGCCGGAGACCGCGATCTTGTCCCGGTCGGGGAGGATGCGCTCGAAGAGCGGCTCCAGCTCGGGGTCGATAGGGGCCGTCTTCACGTAGCGCGTGAAGATGGCCTTCACGAAGGTGGCGATGCGCTTCCAGTAGCTCTCGTCCTGGATGATCGAGCCCTCGCGGCGGCCTGCCCACATCTGGAACTGGTTGGCGAAAAGCTCCTGCGGCGAGGCGAGCGCATTCGAGACGGTGGTGCCGCCCGGCACCTTCACGCCCGGCGGCACGGCCACGCGCTGCATGAGCGCCTTCTCGTCGCCCTCGTACTTGGCCACCGCGTTCCAGAAGGTGATCCGGTCGTCGGGCGTGAGGATGTTGAAGTACCCCCAATGCGCCATCTCGTGGTAGAGCGTGGCGATGCGCGGCTGCACCGGCTGGTGCTCGCCCGTGAGCCTGACATTCGCCGAGCCGTCCCGCGCCACCTCGTACTCATTGCCCTGGCCGCGCTGGAAGGCGGGACCGCTGCCCCCGGCAAGCTGGTCCATCAGGCGCGTGGCCTCGGCCTTTTCCTCGGGCGTGTAGCCGTCGATGATGTCGTGGAGCTGCGCGGCGGATTTCTCGCGCGTGATGTTGTCGGGGATGAGGCCAGCGGGGTGGTGCTCGGCGATGGCCGCGTAGAGGCCAGCCATGGCGTCGGCATAGGCGCGCACGCCGCCGCCCGCGGCGACGTTCTTCCAGCCCGCGGTTTCGAGATTGGTAGTGATGGCCACAAGCTCGCGCGGCGAGACTTCGGTGGAGCCGTCGAGCAGGCCCTTCGCGTGCCTGCCCATGGAGCCCACGACCGCCTCGATGGTGGCGCGGTGCTGGTCGGAGACCTTGATGGCCACCGGCTTTGCGCGGGAGACGGAGGTCGGCAGGCGCGGGTCGCGCACGTCCTTCTCGGGGGCAAGGCTGTCCCAGAGCTTGGCGGCCTGGGCGTCGGTGCCGGGGCGCTTGTTCGCGGGCGCGTAGCGGATTTCAAAGTCGGCGAGGTCCGCCTTGCCGAGCACCTGGGCGAGCGTCTGGCCGGGCTTGGCCATGCGGAAGAGGCGCACCTTGCGCGTGCCGCCCTGCGAGCGGCGCTGCCACGCCTCGTCCTTCATGCGCAGGATCGCCACGCGCGGGCCGTCATGGCCCGTCTTCTCGGCGGGCACATCCAGTGCCAGTGTCTTCTGCGCGCGCTTGTCCTTGAGCGCCTTGGCCACCAGCTCCGGGTTGCCGCCGGTCGCGCCGATAGCGCGCGCGGAGGTGGGCATGGTCTCGTCGGCCTCGGGCGCGGAGGTGTCGACGATGTCGGTCTCCGGGGCCTCGTCCTTCGGCGGCGGGGTCTCCTCGATCTCGATCTCCACGCGCTCGGTCGCGTCGAGCTGGTCGCGGATCGCCTCGTCGGCCTGCTCCTCCACGGTCATCTTCGCGAGCTGGTCGCGGCGGATGCCGTCCTCGGTGAAGTATTTCTGCTTGGCCGCCTCGGTCGCGTCGTCGGCATAGGTGGCCGCCTGCTTCTCGGAGACCATGACGCGCGCGCGAGGGATTTTCGTCTTGTCCAGCTCGTGCTGCGGCAACCGGGCGGCCATCGCGTCGAAGCTCGCGAAGGCGCGCGGCGCGCCGTGGCGGTTGGTGAGCGTGCCGGAGACATAGACGGTCTGGCCCGGCTGGGCGAGCACCAGCTTGCCGTCCGCGTCCTCGATCTTCTCGCCGCCGATGGCCTTGAACCACACGGCAGGCTTCTTCGCCTGCTGCGCCATGAAGCCCGCCTGATGGACGGAGAGCTGCTTGGCGTCCACGTCCACGCGCGACCGGCGCGTGGCACGGTTGAGCGTCTCGTCCACGAAGATGGCCGCGCGCTCCAGCATGCCGGAGTTGCTCGACATCCAGAAATTGCGGGCGTCGTCCAGGTACTTGTTCCGCCACTTGCCCGCGAGCACGGCAGCCATGAAGCGGTCGCTGTCGTAGCCGGACAGGCGGGTCGCACCCGCGTCGGTCATGGCCTTGAAGGCGGCATTGGAAGCCTGGGCCATTTCCTCGGGGGTGAAGAGGTCGCTCTCGCCCCGGATCACGGCATCGGCGATCACGCGCGATGCTGCCTCCATGCCGGTGCGGGAGGTGCGCGTGAGTTCGCCATCGGTCGAGAAATCGGGCGTCAGGAGCTTCTGGATGTCGAGGTCGATGGCGTCCCGGCGGAGGGTCTGCTCGCCGTCGAGCGGCAGGCGGCGGGCGGAAGACGGCGCTTCGAGAGTGCCGGTCTTCGCCGCTTCCTCAATCGTGGCATCGAAGAAGTGCAGCAGGTCCGTGCCGTACTGCGAGTAGTCGGGGTGCTGCGACTGGTTCTCGATCAGCGCGCGGAGGTCGGCCAGCGAGGTGGCCTCGTCGTCCTCGGCGATGATGCGCGTGGCCGCGTCCGCCACCCGGTCGGTATAGGCGCGGTCGTTCTCGGGGGCCTTCTCGCGGGCGGTCACGCGCCGGTCGATGGCGGCCACCATGTTCTCGGGGCTGCGGTGGCCGGAGCGCTCGGCGACGGCGCGCCAGTTCACGCCCGCCTTCACGGCGCGCTTCTGGAGATCGGCGGGCACGGCGGCGAACTTGTCGGCGAGCGTGGCGTTCGCCCATGCGTCCTGCTCGGGCGCGAGCGGCTTCTGCTCGGGCGAGGGCGTGGCCTTCGGGATTTCGCCGGCGGTGGCATCGCCCTCCATGTCGAGGCCGGGGCGCTCGGCGGTGGCCTCGGGCTCGGGGAGAGGGTTGGCCTTGATCCAGTCCTGCGCCTGCTTCTTGCCCACGTAGCCGGTGCCGCTGCGCGGCAGCTCGGCCACGTCGCCATCCCAGCCCGCGTCTATCAGCGCCTCGCGCGCGGCCTTGCCGACCTTCGCCTCCTTGGCCGAGAGGCGCGCCAGCGCGTCCGCCTTGCGTGCCTCGGGATTGGGGGGCTCGACCGGATCGGGGGTCTCGGGGGCCGGTGCGCGTGCCTCGGGATCGGGGGCATCGCCCCGCGCCTTGGCAAGCGCGGCGTCGAGATCGGCGCGGATCGAGGCCAGCTCCTCGGGGGTCGTGCTGGCCGGGTCCTGCGCGGCCTTCGCGAAGCGCTCGGTGGCAGAGGCCAGCTCGGCCTGCGCGGCTTTCAGGGATGCGAGCTGGTCTTCGGCGGGGGCAGGGGCTTCGGGCGCGGCGGCGGGCGCAGCGGGCGCGGCGGGTTCTTGGCCGGTCCCTTCCGGCTTTGCCGCCTGCGCACCCGCATCAGGGGCGGCGGCATCTTCCGACGCGGCGCGGGCCTCGTAGTCGGCCAGCATGGCCTTGAGCTTGTCGAGGGCTTCGAGGTCGTTCTCGGTGTCGTCGTCGGCAACGGCTCGGGCTGCACTGTCGATGGCCTCCTGTTCGGCTGCGGCTGCATCGGCGGCGGCTTGGTCTCCCGCCTCGGCGGCGCGTGCGGCCTGCTTCGAGATGCGCGCGCTCACGCGCCCGAGCGTGGTCTCGGCTTCGGCAAGGCTGGCGTCATGCGCCCTCATCTCGTCGGTGGAAACGCCGTCCGCCTCGGCGTCCGAGATCGCCGCCCTGAGTTCGCCGCGCAGCTTGGCCAGCGGCGGTTCCTCGGCCTCAATGATGACGGCGGGAGCCGCGCCCGGCGTGGCAGGATCGCCGGGCGCGGCAGGCGCACCGGAGGGGCCGGTGGAAGCCGCCATGCCCGCGCGCATCTGCTCCAGCATGCGCGCCGTGTTCGACGGGTCGAGCGCGCTGGTGATGTCTTCGTTCGACATGCGCTGGAGGTCCTCGGGCTGGAAGCCGTAGGATTTCAGGCGGGCGATGTCGTTCTGCCCCAGCCGCGCGCCGACAAGCGCGGAGGGAATGTTCATGAGGCCACCGGCAGCGCCGCCGATGGCACCGCCGAGTGCGGCAGCACCGCCGAGCTGGCCCACGGAGAAGCCGTCCTGCCGCCCCAGCTCGATGTCGCGGGTCTGCTCCAGCGCGTTGGCCACGCCCTCGGTGGCGGCGGAGACCGCGCCCTCGGTCACGGCGGCCTTGGCCACGCCCGCCTTGAGGCCAGCGGTGACGGCCTTGCGCGCGGAGACCTGCGCGCCCTTGGCGGCTGCGCGTGCGGCTGCCTGTCCGCCCACCTTGCCCGCCACGCCTCCGAGGAGGTTGGCCGGGTCAAGGATCAGCGCCGCGCCGTAGTCGGACACTACGTCGCCAAGGGACCGGTCGGGATTCGAGGTGAAGCCGGGCAGCGCGTCGTAGACATCCGTAAGGCGGGCGAGGCGCTGCTTGCGTTCGAGGTCGGCGTTCGTCGCGCGTGCGGCGGAGATGCCGATGGAGACCGTGTTCGTCGCCTCCCATGCGCCCCGGTTGTAGAACTGCTCGCGCAGCTCGTCGTCGCTCATGCCGGAGGTGGCGACGCCTCGATCCTCAAGCTCCTGCCGCCAGTCGTTCAGGAAGCGCGGATCGTGGAGGGTGTCGAGGCCAGCCCCCTGGGTGTAGCCGGTCTCGCCCCACTTCTCGTCAAGGGCCGCGATGTTCGAGGTGCTGCTCTGGAGGCTGTCGAGTAGGCGGCCCAAGGGTCATCTCCTGTTGTCTCTGGCCACCATAGGCGCGTGCGCGTGCGCGGTCGTCCTCACGGAGAGAGGTGGCAGGGAACAGTGCAGAACCATGTGGGAGGACTGGCCGCGCGGCTGCGGGTTGGGCTGCGCTTGGAGGCCGTTCCGCGAGGGACAGAAAGACGATCCTTCGGGGAGCGCTGCAACCGGACCTTCACGCCCACTCGCGCGAAGTATCGACTAGAGCGGGCAGCGGTCCACTTGGCGATTGCAGGTTGAATTACAACTCAACTTGATCTCAGTTTTCAGAAAGACGCATGACATGGAAAGGCAGTTTGAAAAGATATGTCTCATCAAAGTCGGAAGGGATTGGTTTCGTTACGGTGACTTTTCCAAAGTTGGTCGCGAAAGACGGTAAAGCTAGTTCGGGAAGCTCCTCGTCAGGGCTGTGCCCCTCAAATCTCGACACTCCAGAAACGATCACTAGCCAGGACTGATCGCAGGTCTCATATCGCTTCAGTCGCTTGTTCTTACTTTCCAGGATTGGCAAAAGAACACTATCGTCGAAGTCGGGCAGTATACCGCCTCGACCGCCCAATACCTTGATGCCGGACACATTGTCCCTAATGACACAAACGTTCTGGATAAACTCGGGCAACGGAGCGGAAGTTTCGCGTTTACCTTGCCCCATTTTCGCGTCTTTTCGCCTCCGCGCAACTTCTTCTGCCCAGATCGTAATCGAACCTGGGTCTGGAAGCGAAGCGGCTATATTAAAGACACACTGCGCCAGCTCCGGCAGTGTAGCCGTGTCTTTTTTTTCAACGGGAACCCCGTCTTCGAAGGCAAAGCATATCGCCATCCCCACGCCACTGTCTTTTGCTTGGTATTCGAGACATTTTTTAAGTCCTCTCGCATACATGCTTTGAGCGTGCTCGATCTGAATTGCCCCGAATTTTACTACTTCGTGCCGAGCAGTCGTCAATTCGATGCCGATAGTCTTTCCTTCAATGACGGCAATGAAGTCCGGGCACTCGTGGGGATCGAGCGCTTGCGGAGCGATTTTTGCGGCTCGAAAAAATTCCAAGAGTTGATTGCGCTCTATATCTTTGGGATTATTCATCGTTCAGTTTTCGCTCCTTCGGAATCGGGATCATGTGAATACACTTTCGCAAGACAAGGTATGCAAGTCTTCTTAGATGTGAACAGAATATTCCGATAGAGACCTGATTTTATCTCTTCCTGGCGCCGCGAGAACCCGGTTTTGCGTCGCCAATCTCGCCCGTATCACAACTAGATTGACTGCCGCCTGCATCACGGGTGCTGGTGGCGCTTGCCGGGACCAGTCGGCGGTGCCCACGGGTCTTTGACTTGCGGTGCGTCCCGCTGCCGCCTGCCGCTTTGCGTGACCGGCGTGGTGGGCGCGGCAGGAGCCGAAGCGGCAGGAGAGGCGGCAGGCGCGGCCTGCGAAGCCTGGGCGGCCTGTGCCTGCTGCGCGGCGGTGCGGAGCTTGCCGATCTGCTGGAGCCGCTGCTTCACCTCGCGCTCGGCCTGCGCGATCACGCGCTGCATGCCCACATCGTCGTAGGTCTCGCCGATCTTGAGGAAGCTGTAGGGGTCTGCCTTGTCGCCCGCATAGAGGGTGCGCATGCCTTCGAGGAGCTGCATCGCCTGCGCCTCGGCTGCGTCGAGATATTCGAGCGTGGCCTCGGGCTGCTGCTGCCCGGTGGCCTTGGCGATAGTGGCGTCCACGCCGCTCTTGCCGGTCAGCACTTCGGTCACGTCGCTCTGGTAGCCGGTCAGCACGTCCGCCATGATCATGGGCTTGCCCGCATCGCGCGGCAGGCGGTCGTTGACGAAGCTCTCCTGCGCTTCCGACTGCGACACGAGGCCGAACTGCGTGACCATGGCGTCCATGGCCTCGCGCACGTTGTCGAAGCCGCCCGTGCGCAGAGCGTCCGCCACGCGCACGATCTGGTCGGGCGTCATCGCGTGAGTGCTGCCGAGCATGGTGAGCGCGGCCTTCGACACCTCGTCCTTCCCGAGACTGTCGGCGACGGCGCGGACATTGGCGTCCTGCTCTTCCTGCCGCTTGGTCCAGAGAGCTTGGCTGTCGGTTTTCGTCTTGTCGTAGGTGGCCTTGCGCTGGTCGGCCTGGGCAAGCTGCGCGCTGCGGAGCTGCCCGCCGATCAGCTCATCCACCGTCGTGCCGGGGCGGAAGGCTTGGGGCACCGCGTCGAGCATCTGCTGCACCAGCCTGCGCGCGCCGTCGATGTCGCCAGCCTTGAGGAGCGCCGCGACGGCAGGGTCCTGGTCGATCCTGCCGCGCAGCTCGGTGAGATGCTTCTGCTTCTGGCCCGCCTCATGGCGATTCACGTGCTCGTCCAGCACGCTCTGCGGCAGAATGGTGTCGGCGTCTGCGGGTTCGATCCCGAGCACGGTGATCGCGGCCTCGCGCATGTCGATGCCGTTCGACTGCGCATAGTCATAGACGGTCTGGATGTTCTTGAAGAGATCGGACTGCGCTTGCCGGGCGCGGGCGGACTTCGCGGCCTCGCGGTCCTCCGCCTCGCGCGCCTGCTCGGTCTCCACGCGCTTGAGCAGGGCTTCGGCCACCGGCTTGGGCACCCCGAGATAGCCGGACAGGTCGTCGGCGGTCAGGCCCTCCTGCACTCCGGCCAGCTCCATGGCTTCGCCCAGGTGCTCCTGCGTCTTCTTCTGGAGCGTGCGCTGGTAGTTGCCCTCCGTGAAGATGCCCGACACGTCGAAGCCGTCCAGGTTCTCCATGCCGAGATCAGAGGCGAAGCCCTTCATGGCCTTGCCCATGTCGCCGCCGCTGTCGAGGATGTAGCTCTCCGCGCTCTCGCGCAGGCGGCCAGCGAGCGAGTTGCGCGCGTCGAGGTCTTCGATGGCTTGGCGGCTCTGGTCGCGCTGCTTGCGCTTGGCGTTCTCGTCGGCGATGCCTTGCAGCACCGAGCCGGAGGGAGCCCCCGCGGCGATGTAGTTCCGGCCACCGGCACGGGTGTCGATCCAGCTCTGCATTTCGGCGAGCGTGGCGTGCGGGTTGGCCTGCTTGTACTGCTCCCACGCCTGCGCCAGCTCCACGCGCTTGCGCCGGTTGTTCTCGATGCCTTCGTTGAAGCCGGAGACGGCGCTGCCCCAGGGGATGTACATTCAGGTTCTCCTCACGCCCACATGTGCTGCCACAGGTTCTTCGTGGCCACGCCATCGTTCCCGGCCTTGTCGGCCTGCCACGCGCTCCAGCCCGTGTCGAAGGTGTCTGCCAGCCCGGCCACGTTGTTCTTCATGAAGCTGCCCCACGCGCCCTGCGCCTGGCCCTCGTAGGAGTTTGCCCGGTCCTGCGCGCTCGCATAGTTCGACTGCGCCATGTTCGCGGAGTTCTGGAAGAAGCCCGACGGGTCGAGCTGCTTGGTCGCCTGGTAGCCGGTGATCGCCGTGTCCACGCCGGAGCCGAAGGCGTAGGGGTTCGCCACGCTCGTGCTGACCTGGTAGTCCGAGAGGCGCGACGCGGGCGCGTAGGCGGCATTGTCGTAGATCGCCGAGACGCCGAGCGGCACGTACCCGAGGTTCCCGCTCTGGATGCTGCGCTGGACATTCGCGGAGGGCGCGGCGGAGGCGAGCTGCGAGAGGCCAGCCAGGGTGGTCACGTCAGGCATTCCCATGAGCGTGTCGAGGCCAGCGGATGCGACGCTGCCGATCTCGTTCAGCACGTTCTGGCGGTGCCCCATCTGCGCATTGTAGTCGGTCAGGAAGGCACCCTGCTTGCCGGTGATGAAGGCCAGCGCGTCGTCATAGGCGCGGTCGCGCGCGCTCTGGTACTCGTCGGCGATCCGGCGCGTGATGTCGCTGCGCTTGGCCGTGCCCGTGGTCGAGGCGTCGAGGCCAGCACGGATGAGGTTGGCCTCGTTCTGCGAGGCCACGCGCGTGGCGGCGCGGTCCACGTCCGACTGGTAGCGCTCCACGCGCCCGGCGATCTCGGCGTCAAGCTCCTCGCGGGAGATGGTGGGCACGTCCGGCACCGAGCCAAGCTCGACCTGCGCGCGCTTGAGGGAGCGCTGGAGCTGGTCGGTCTGGCCGAGGATGCGCTCGTTGAGCTGGAGGTCGCGCATGCGGTCCTCCTCCATCGAGCGGCGGGCGGTGCTGTACTCGCCCAGCACGAAGTCGCGCTCCTGCTGCGCGATGGACTTCTCCTCGTAGTAGCGGCGCATGTCGTCGTCACGCTCGCCCTGCGCAAGCGCCTGTGCCTGCGCGAGCTGCTGCTCGGCATACTTGCGCTCCTGCGCCGTGAGCCGCTGGTTCTGGAGGAGCTGCTGGTATCGCATGGCCTCCACGCGCGCGGCCTCCCGGTCCATCTCGACCTGCCGGTCGATCTCGTACTGGCGCTCGGAGGTGAGCGTGTCGCGGAACTGGCCCATCTGTCCGATCTGCCACTCGCGTTCCTGCTCGGCGAGGAGCTGGTCGTTCTGGCGCTTCTGCCGGATATAGGCGTTCTCGGCGTTCATCTGGTTCATGGCCTGCATGCCCATGAACTGCTGGTGCTGCATCTGCTGGCGCATCAGCCCGTATTGCTGCGCGGCCTGCGCCTGCGCAGCGCTGGCCTGCTGGCCGGATTGCCATGCGCCGAGCGCGCCCATTCCGAGACCGATGATCTGGCTCCACATGTCAGGCCACCCCGAGAAGCTGCGAGAAGGTGCCAACTTCGCCATTCGCGGACTTGGCCGCGTCGCGGAAGCTGGTGATGAGCGCAAGGATCTGATCTTCCGTCAGCGTATCGCTCTTGAGCATGCTCTGGAGCTGCTGGCTGTTCGCGCTGGCGGTTGCCTGATCGCGCGCGGCAACGTTGGCCGCGTCGTTCTTGATCCGGTTCGACTGCTCGGCGAGATAGCTCTGGATGGAGGCCACCTCGTCGTCGGCCTGTGCGGCTCCGTATAGATCGCGCTTGCCGGTGATCTGGTCGAGGAGCGCCTGCTGCGCGTCCACGTCCGAGGCCGAGAAATAGGTGCCGGTCTTCACCGCGTCGAGGAGCGATTGCGCGTCGGTCTCCACGCCCGCACGCTCGGTGCCGAGCTTTTCGGTGTTGGCGTCGAGCGATTCATAGAGGCTGGAAAGCTGAGCGCGCGCGGCGTCGGCGTCGCTGCCGGCGAAAAGTCCGAGATCGCCGTAAAGCTCGTCCAGCGCGGAGGTCGCCGTGCCGGAGCCTTCGGTGTCGTAGAAGTCGAGGCCATTGACGGTTCCGCCGAGCGTGGCGAGCTGGGCAAGGTAGGGCGACATCGCGGCTGCGCGGTCGGAGCGGAGCTTGTCGATCTGCGTCTGGACCGAGCCGAGCGTGGTGTCCACGCCTCCGAAGTCGGGGTTCAGCGCGGAGGAGAAGCTGCCCATGTCGCCCTGGAGCGCCGCGAGCTGTTCTTCGAGCGAGGTCAGGCCGTCGAGGCTGTAGATGTTGCCGCCCTTGGCCGCGCCGAGAAGCTCCGCGGCGGCGGTCGAGAAGCTCTTGGACGCGGTGTCCACGCGCGACTGTTCCGCCTCCCGCTGCGACTGGAGCTGCGAGAGGCGCGACCCCAGCGAATTGAGATAGGAGGTCTCGCCCGAGAAGTCGTGGGGCATGTCGCTTTTGAAGCGGGAGATTTCGAGGAGCCGGTCGGCGATGGCCTGATCGGCAGCTTCGATCCCCGCCTCGTCGGCGATCCCCAGGCCGCGCACCTGTTCGGCGATCCCGTCCGAGGAGGACTGGAGGCCGGAAAGGAAGCTGTCGATCCGGGCCTGTTCGCCCGTGCGCGCGTCGCGCAGGGCGGTGAGCTGGCCTTGCAGGTCGTCGATCCCGAGCCCCTGCTTCCAGCCCGCAGCGACTTGGCCCATGATCGGCGAACTGAAATTCCCGATGTCGGTCTGGAGCTGGCGCAGAGCCCTGTCGTTCGAGTTGATCGAGGCGAGGTCCGACATTTCGGTGGTGTCCAGGTTCCAGCCCAGATCGGAGAGCTGGGACATCACGTCATCGCGGAAGGCGTTGATGCGCTTCACCTCGTCGGAGCGCTTGGCCGTGAGGTTCTTGACCTTCTGCTGCTGCGCGGCCAGCTCGCGGGAGATGCGCGCGTAAAGCTCCTTCTCCGCATTCAGCGAAACCTGCGGCGCGGCGAGCGACTGGTAGCCCGCCGGAGAATAGGCGCTGGTCGCGTAGCCGGGCGTCTTCACGCTGCTGCGGTCGAGCGTGGCGAACTTGTCGGCGAAGCCGCGCACGGCGGCGGAGTAGTCCGCGAAGCGGTTCTCGTTAACGTCCTCGGTCGCGGGGTCGTCCCACAGGTCGCGGATGTCGAGGCCGTTCTCGCCGGTCCAGGTGCTCTTGAAGTCCTCCCATTCGCCCGCGAGGCCGCCGCCCGTGACCAGCTCCTCGGAGTTGTCCCAGGTCGTGTCGCTGGGATCGAAGGTGGTCATGGTCTGGGAGAACGGGGACTTGATGTCCCCCGAGGTCCAGCCGTCCCCGAGAAGCTGGTTGTTGAACACGCTCACATCATTGTTGAACTGATACCATTTGTCCTGGTTCGAGGAGATCGCATCGGCTCGGGCCTGCGCCGCTTCGGCGGTGTAGCTGGGGGTCTTGGGTGCCTTGGCTCCGTAGCCCATGTCATTCGCCTTTCGTCTCTGCCATCGGCGGGCGGGCCTTCGCTCCGCGCATCCTGATCCTCGCGGTTTCCTCCTCGAAGTCGGCGAAGGTCTCGCTGTTCGTCTGGTCGTTCCTGATGTGCGCCAGGGTCATCGCATGGAGCATGTGATCGAAGCCGCCCGTGATGCGTGCGACCGTGGCCAGCACCAGATGGGTGTGCTCGCGCATGACGAAGCTGAACATGCGCGTCTTCTCGTTCGGATGAGTGCGCCACGTGTCGCCGAGGGTCCAGCCTGCGAGGGCCAGCGCGTGGGCATTCGAGAGCGCCAGCGCGTGCTCGCGGAAGAAGGGGTTCTGCGGCATGTCCACCGAGAGCGCGGTGGCGATTTTCAGCATGTCGCCGGGCACGTCCGTGCTGTCGCCGTCTGCGATGTCGTCGATCAGGCGGGCCACGCGCATGAACAATGCGAGGTAAGCTCCAGCCTCCGCGTTGCCGTTGGCGATCCTCTCTGCAAGGGCGTCCAGCTCGTGTTCGGGAATGGACATGGCTCAGCTCTTGATCTTGACGGCCAGCGAGACTTCCAGCCCCGCAAGCGAAGACGGCGAGGAGACGATAACGCCCACCCCGATGGAGGCGAGCGTGGCGTCGGCGGCGACGGGGGAACCGATGGTGATCTCGTAAGGGGCCGTGGCGGCAGAATAGACCGGGCCGGTGCCAACGCCGTTCAGGGCGAGCTGCACGTTGCAGGTGCCGGAGGTGGTGCGGATGGCAATGCCGGTGATCGTGACCGATTGCTGGAAGATGCGGTTGAGCGAGTAGCTGCCCGCAGCAGCCGTGCCCAGGTCCCGGTAGTAGGTCGCGGAGCCCAGCAGCTCGGGGAGCTGCGAAGAGGGCAGGCGGCCCGAGGCGTCGAGCGCGGCCACGCCATTGGCCGCGCCGCGTTCGGCCCGCGGGATGACGGCGGAGAGGTCGGGCGTCACGAACTCAAGCGCGGTGCCGGTGCCGTTCACGCGCAGGTACTGCTCGGCGTTCGAGGTGGAGTACGAGGGGAGCGTGTTCTCCGGGCTGGTCATCAGCCACTCGATGCCGTTCCAGACCTTCACGAGATTGGGGTTGGACGCGATGTCGAACCAGAAATCGCCCGTGGCCGGTTCGACCGGCGAGGTGGTGGAGACGGTGAGGTTGCCCTTCTTGGCGAGCGTGCTGGCGAGGTCGATCACCTTGGCCTGCGGGAAAGAGCCGTCGGGAATGCCGATGCGGTCGAGCCGGATCAGTCCGGTGTCGGGCGAGCAATAGCTGGCCTCGGTCATCAGGCCGGAGACCACCTGCGCGGCGGTGGATTCCACGGTGATGATCGTGACGATGTTGCCCGCCGGTACGCTCGTGTTGAAGGAGACCTGTCCGACCGAAGGCGTGGACGTGTAGTCGTAGGTCAGGCCCTCGCGCTGGAGGATGCCGTTGAGGTAGACGTTGAGCTTGTCGCCGCTCTCGTGCGCGAAGGCGAAGTTGAAGGTGTCCCCGATGGTCTCGTGGTCCACGCGCACGTAGTTCGAGATGGCGTTCGCGCGCACCCGGTAGAGCGTCAGCGTCTCCGTGCCGGTGAAGGGCGTGACGAAGGTCACGCTCCCGTTGCCTGCGACGCCGCCCGTGTTCTCGAAGGTGTAATCGGCGTCGGGCACCGCGAGCACACCGTCCACGAAGACAAGCAGGTCTTCGTCGGCCTCGTGGGCATACTCGATTTCGGTGGCGCCGTTGCCGGGCACGATGTCGTAGCGGCCATAGATGACGGGAGCGTCCACTTCGCCCAGGTTCGCGCCGGGCACGCCCTTGATGTCCTCGGCGGAGGCGAGCGTGACCCAGCCGTCGGTGTCGAGCGCGTACTCTCCCACGCGGTACTTGATCGAGCCGTCCAGATCGCGGGTGAACTCGATGGGGCCATGCCACTGGCCGTTGTCGTCGAAGAGCTGGCCGACCAGCTCGCCCAGCGTCTTGTTCCCCAGCTCGGCGGCGTTCATGTACCTGATGACGTTCTCGAACTCCGCCGAGATGTTGGGCGAGGCGCGGTAGTTGCCGGGATATTGCTGGCGAAGTCGGGCCATCAGTCTTGCCTCGTGGTCACGGCGAAGCCCGAGATGCGGACCAGCCCGTCGGATTGGGTGATGCGGAAGTGGTATTGGGCCGCGAGGTAGCGAACCTGCCACATGCGCTCGTACTGGCGGGAGAGTGGCACGGCGAAACTGTCGGTGTCGTCCGCATCGGGCGCGATCTCGAAGGCCATCGAGCCAAGCACGCGCCCCTCCAGATCGGTGGCCCACATCTCGACGATCCCCGAGCCGCTGGCCTGGAGCGTGAAGCTATGGGTTCGCTTCGCCTCGACCAGCGAGCCGTGCCAGAGGAAGGGCGTGACGATGTAGGCTTCGGGGGCTACCGCAGTTGCAGGCAGGCCGTCGCGGTTGCGGTCGCGCACGATTTCGTAGAGGCCGCCATTGGTCCCGTAGACGAGGCGGCCCGCAAGCGCGTCGCCGCAGCGCGCGTCGAGGAACGTGCCGCCCGAGTAGCGCGCGCTGTCCTCCTCGCCGGGAACGGGCGAGAGAGTGAGCGTGAGGCGGCGCGCTGTCCTGTTGCCGGGCTGCGGGAAGAACACGTGATACTGGTTCGCGTCCTGGTCGTAGACGGCGGACATGGCCGCGGGGTCCGACATGTTCTCGAAGCAGTGCCGGTAGAGCGTGTCGATCTTGAAGGAAAGCGAGACAGTCCCGAGCAGGATGCCGTTCTGCGAACTGCGGCGGATCGAGTGCACGCCCTGCCGCGAGCAGAAGAGGAGATCGGTGCCCGCGGGGCAGATCGTGTTGTGCGACACGCAGCCCACGCGCAGGTTGGCCTGCGCGTCGATGGTCCAGGCGTCGATGTCGGGGTCCAGCCGGTAGACCACCGCGCGGTCGGAGGTGAACACGACAAGGCCATCCTGTTCGAGCTGGCCCAGCCCGGTGATCTGGTCGGCGGTGCCGATCAGGTTGGCCACGTCGATGATGCCCGCGCGCAGCACGCTCTCCTCGGCGGGGTCCTCGTCGCCGGGAAAGACGGCGGGGCTGTCCACGCGCGAGATGTGCACCTCTGTCTCGAAGCCGGTGATCCCCGCCACGCACAGGCGGCGCTGCACGGTCGTGATCATGCTGGGGCGCAGCAGCGACATGGAGGGCGAGCTGTTCTGGTGGAAGAGCGCGCCGTCGTAGTAGCGCATGCGCGCGCCCTTCGCGGCCACGTGCACATTGCGGTTGAAGATGGTCGAGGAAAGGACCGCATCCTGGGGATAGCGGAAGGCATCCTCATGGCCTTCGGTCGAGGTCAGCCGGATGCCGTCGCCGCGGCGCTCGCCATATACCACGCGGTCGGTGTCGAAATGGCGCGCGTGGACGACCTGGAGAGAGCCGTGCACGGGCCGGGCGGCGGGGCCGCGCACGACCTGGCCGCGCCAGTCGCAGTAGGCATTCTCGATGGTGGCGAAATGCTGTTCCCGTCCCGTGTCCATCGCCGTGATGTGGCGCGATCCGTCGAGCCCCATGAACGTGTCGTAGGCGTGCGTCTTGAGCTTGAGCTGGGCGGAGGAGCGGATGCCGGACATGGCGGATCAGTCGAGCCTCTTGCCGGTGATCGGGTCGGTGCGGTGCGAGCGCGAAGGGCCTTCGTCCAGCGCGCTCAGCGAGATCGGGCCGGAGCCCGAGAGGTCGTGCCAGAGCGTGCGGTTGAGGAGCGACTGGTAGCGCGGGACGTGCAGCCCCATCTTCTGCGAGCCCTGCTGCACGCAGTAGTAGGCCAGGAGGCCCTGCGTCATCACCCGGTCATGGACCGGGCGCGCATCGTCGATCTGCGTGTAGTCGTGAAGGACGGGGGCGTCGGCGAGAGAAGTCCAGTAGGGGTGCGTGCGGTAGTCGTCCAGCACCGTGTTCCCGAGCCCGAGCATCATGAGCGCAAGGTCGCTGTCGATGGTCGAGGGATGGTACTCGCCATAGACGCGAAGCGCGTCGATCACCAGCTTCGAGAGGGGCGAGCTGCCGTCGCGGATATGGGGGTTGCTGCTGACCAGCGCGGGCATGGGATCAGTCCCGCTTGCGGATCACGCGCCCGATGGTCACGTGATGGTGCTTGGCGAAGCGGTCGGCGTCGTCTTCGGGGACGTGCCACTCCAGCTTGCCATTCCCGAAATTGCGGATCGAAGTGTAGCCAGCGATGGCGAACTGCTTGGGCTCCTTCTCGCGGCTTTCGAAGACAGCGATCTCGCCCGTCGCGGCGGTCTTGGCGGTGGCGGTCTCGTTCTTCGCGGCAGTCTTGGCGGTGGCGATGGGGGAGCGTGCCATGGGTTTCTCCTGAGCGTGGGGCGGATGCGAGAGGGGCGCGCCCTGACGACGCGCCCCCATCATGACCCCTCGGGCGGTGCCGGTCGTCCCGGCCCGGATCACGACGCGATGCGCGTGTTCCAGCCCTTGATGAACGTGTGCACCTTGTCCTGGAGGAGTTCGAGACCGCACTCGGTCAGGTACTCGTCCTTGCGGCCATCGGTGCCGGGAGCCTGCACGTTCTCGCGCAGGCCGGTGTCCCGGTTCTGCATGTGCCGGTAGGTGATGTAGGGCATGTCGAGCACCAGCATGGCGTTCTTCATGTTCGGGATTTGGCGGAACTGCGGATGCAGGTGGACCATGAGCGTGCCCGCGAAGGTCTTGTAGCCGGTCAGGGCCACGCCGTAGGTGCCGTCCACGCTCTCCGGGCTCCAGCGGTCCTTGCCGATGGCCTGGAGCTGGGCGGCCACGGTCTCGCCGACGAAGGCGATCTTCTGCTTCGAGCCGTACTTGAAGACGTTCGAGATCAGCAGGCTGTCAAAGCCCTCCTCGGTCATCTCGCCCGCGGCAGTGCCGCCATGGCTCGCGAAGTCCGTGCCGAGGTCCACGACATTCGAGAGCGTGGTGGTCAGGCCCCCGGTGTAGCGGCGCGGCTGCGCGGAAGTCCCGTTCTCCTCGGCCTTGATGCCGAAGAAGAAGGCCCGCTCGATGTCACTCATGTGCATCTTGAGGCCCTTCTCGCGCTGCTCCTGGAGCTTGTTCCCGGTGCGCAGGTAGGTCTGGTCCATGGTGCCAGTGACCGCGAAGCTGTTGCGGAAAATCTGGCAGTAGTTCGAGACGACGGTCGGGTCGAACGCGACGGGGGTCGGGGTGCCCGCACCTTCCTCGTGGGCCGTGCCAGCGATGAACAGGTCATCGTCGTCGGCGATCACGTGCGCGGTGCCGCCGATGTTGCGGACAACGGTGAGCGTGGTGCCGGTCGTGTCGGCGGTCACGCGCATCACCTCGCCGGTCGCGCCGTTGATGATGATGGTGCCCGCGACCGCGAACTTGGCCTCGTCGGAGGCGTCGATCACCAGCGAGGTGGCCACGGCGGTGTAGCCCGCGCCGTTGTTGATCTTGAGCACGCGATCCGGCAGCTCGTCGCGGAAGTTCTTGTACTCGGGATCGTCGGTCGGCGAGCTGGAGCCCATCGACAGGAGCGCGTTGAGCGGCGCGTCCCCGTTGGGTTCGAGCATCGTGTAAAGCTCGCGGTAGTTTTTCGGGCGGAAGTCTACGCCGAACTCGCCGGAACCGCGAAGACCCTGGATGGCAACAGGCATGGTCCTGTCCTCTCATGTGCGCGCGTGGGCAAGGCCCCGGCGCGGGGGATGTCTTGGGGGTTTTCGGGGTCGCGGAATTGCCGTCGCGACCGTAGGGGGGGCGGACTTGCGGGCCGTAGCGCGCTGCCGATGTTGACGAAACTACCACCCGCCTTGCCGGTTTTCGTCCGCATGCCGGCAAAAAACTTGCGACCTGAACTGCCTGGGTGATGGTGCGGGGGAAGCTGGTACTGAAAGGAAGACGCGATGCCCGAGCTTTTTCACCCCGACGTGCGGCAGATACTCGAGAGCGAGATGGCGCTATGGGTCTGCAAACGGATCGAGGCGCTACCGGAAGAGGCCCGCTATTCCGCGGCAAACGCAGTACGAAACCTCAACTGGGCCGGAGGCATCGCCACTTTCGAGGACTCAATATACCGCGAGGGCGAGTGGGGTTTTCGCGTGCCCGCCACGTTCCTTGCGATGCATGCAATGGAGGAGGCCGTGACCGCACTTGTCATGAGCGCGAAATGTGCAGGTTTCGGGAGGCTCGCGAGGGACGTTAACATCCACGATCACTATCACAAGACTACGCTCGCGTGGGTGTGCGGCCAGGTGGTCGAGATGGTGAGGGAGCCGATCCCTCCCAAACTTGGGTACGACCCGGCCCGTGACGCGATCATTCTGCTAATTGAGGAAGACGAGAAGAAATTTCACCAGATCGCCACGCTCAGTCTTCTGGGGTGGCTTGACGAGGACGGGAACCCGGTGCCCTCGCTTGCGGAGAGGCTTTACGAGCGGAATGGGGGCAAGGACAAGGTTGCAGAGATCGTGAAGTTCAATGGGTCCGCGCGGAACAAGCTCATGTACGCCAGCAAGCACGGGTTTAATCGCGGTCCAGACGACCTTGTGCGGAATCTTGTGGGAATGAGTACAAGCATCATGGGCGTACTCTGGGCGGCTGTGGACATTACTGAGAATGCCGAAAAGGCTGGGAAGCGTGCGCAGATTGCCGAGGTGGTGCTGAGAACAACCGCCGAGCTGAAAAGGGCGGCATTCCCGCCGCGCCAGAAGGTTGAATGCCCTGCCGGAAAAGACTGCCCCGCCGCAGCGGGGCAGTAGGGAGGTCGTCGAGCGGATGCGGCGGCAGGCAAGCCGGGAACCAATCGGACTGCTGGCCGGGCGAAGGAGCCCCGGTCAGCCGCCCTGCCGCCGCGACATGATACTGGCAGCCATCTGGTCGAGGGTCGTCCCCTCCGGTGCAGGAGCGCCAGCCCCGCCGCTGGGCGTCTGGCCCATGGTGCCCGTGAAGGCTTGGCGGCGCTGCGCCATCTGGCGCATGCGCTCCATCTCCGGCGAGGCGCGCTGGTTGCGGAAGTCGGTCATCACGCGCAGCGTCATGTTCGGGTCCACGAAGTCTTCGAGCGTGAAGCCGCGCTCGGCAGCGAAGATCATGAAGTCGTTCGCCGCGTCGTCCGGCAGCCCGAGATGCTGCTGCACCCGGTCGATGTTGTTCGCGATCTGGCCCTGGATGGCCTGCACGCGCTGCGCCTGCGCGTCCTGCATGCCCTGGCGCGAGGCGTCGGCAGTGCCCCCGGCGGTGGCAAGCACCTGGCCGAGCATCCGCTGCATCTGCTGGAGCTGCTGCTGGAGGCCAGTGATCGTGTCTTGGCCGCTGGCGCGAGAGGACATGAGGTCAGCGTAGCCCGGCGGGAGCGTGGCCGCATTGTCCTCCTCCCACTTCTTGAGAGCGGCGGAGATGTCCTCCGCGGACTGCTGCGGCGCTGTCGCGTTCTGCGGGCGCGTGCCCGCGTTGTCGCGGCCATCATCGCCCATGGTCGGGTTGTGCTGGTTGGCCTGCGCGAGCAGCGTGGCCTTGAGGGCTTCGGCCATCTTCGCGGGGTCGGCCAGGTCGGGGTTCGACTGAGCGTACTGCTGGAGCACATGCGCCACGGGCGTGAGCTGCGCGTGCTGGTGGTTGAGCGCGGCGTAGCGCTGGAGCGTGCCCGCGATCTGCTGGGGCGTCATCTTGCGCGTGCTGTTGCCCATCGGGATGTCGTAGACCACCGCGTCCGCCTTGGCCGCGTCGCCCTCCGTTTCCGGCGATCCCTTCTCCGCGGCAATGTCCTGCTGCGTGTCCTTGGGCGCAGCGGGGGCGGCCTGCTGCGGAGCGGCCTGCTGCGGAGGCGCGGCCTGGGGCGGAGCCGCCTGCTGGCCCTGCACGGCGTCGGTCATCTGCGAGAGGATTTCGTCACTGGTGGGAGGCATGGGGCGGTTCCTTGGTTTGGGCCACGCGCTTCTCGAAGGCGTCTTCGGATTCGAGCTTGGAGGCCAGTTTCTCGGGGAGCGAGAGCAGGGAGATCGCGGCATGGAGCTGGCCGCGCTTGTAGTGGATGTCGTCCGGCGTCACCGGGCCGGGGGACGCGAGCTGCTGCATGACCGTCTGGATTTCGGCCTGCATGACATCGCAGAGCACGCGCCAGCCGCGCGTGCGCTGGAGCGTGTTGAGCGCCTTGATTTGCTCGGCGCGTTCGCGGGGATCGGGTTCGGTGGTCATGTTGCGGATATTGGACCGATCGTTCCCGGTTTTCGTCCCTGTCGCGCCCGCGCATCGGGGAGACTGGGCCAGCATGCGCGCGAGGCCGACATGAACCGCATGTCACGCGATCCTGCGCGCGCGCAGCACGAACTCGGCGGCGCTGTCCGATCCCTGGCTGGAGGCGGAAAGCTGGAGAGTGAGCGTGCCGTTGGCCGTGCACGTGAAGTAGCCCTTGCCCACGTCGTTCCACTGGTGCGTGGCCTGGTGGTTGTCGTCGAAAATCTTGAGGTTCGAGCCGATGTCGGTGCTGGCCGACACGCCGGTCATGACGATGGAGATGCGCGTCTTGCCCGAGGTCGCCCCCTTGGTGATCTGGAAGATGGCCTCGGCGGCGAAGACCATGCCCCGCTGGACGGGGATGTCCATCGAAAGCTGCGCGGTATTGGCCGCCGGGACCATGACGGCACCCGTCGAGACGGTGATGCCGTTGCCGACCGGCGTGTAGGTGCGCACCTCGGATTCCGGCGCGGTGGTGATCGTGACGAGGTTCGAGACCGGATCGCTGGTCATCGAAGGCGTCTGGATCGCGAGGTCTTTCGTGTTCGTGCCGGAGACTTCGAGCGGCTGCTCGCAGTTGATCGCGTTGGTGGGGCCGATCTGGCCGCGCTTGCAGTCGATCAATGCGCCGTGCCTGTAGGTCTGCGATCCCGCGGAGAGCTGGCCGTTGACGTTGATGTCGCTGAGCATGAACCGGTCCACGCCCGACAGGTAGAAGCCCGTGAAATCCACGTCCGTCGCATCATTGAAGCGGTAGAGCAGCATCTTGGAGATGTGCACATGGGCCGCGCGCGTGACCTTGAGCGGATAGCGCGAGCAGTTGGAATGGCCGTTCGAGATGTTGACCCAGGGGTCGATGGGGTCGGGCGTCTCGATGAGGTCGGTGAGGTCCACGTCGATCCCGTCGCGGCAGGCCACGATGATCGGGTGTTCGACCAGGATGCCCTCCATCCGGCCCCGCACCTTGATCGCGGTCTCGGTGTGCTTCACCTGCACATGGCGCAGGCGGATGTTCACGGGAGAACCGTCGTCGGTCGAGGTGATGTGGATCGCGGTCGTGCCAGTGCGGAAGATGCGCGCGTCGGTGCCGATGGCCTGCCCGAGATCGCGCTTGCCGACGAGGTGGAGCGCCCCGATGAGCGCGTTCTGCGGGTTGTCGAGGTAGAGCGCCGTCGCCCAGGAGCCGGTCTCGATGCCGACACCGCCGATAGTCACGTTGTCGCCCAGGCGGATGAAGACCGAGCCGCGGAACGCAGCCACCACATCGGCGGTCCACGTGGCGCGGATTCCGTGGCCGGTCGTGTTGACCGACTGGAGCACGTCGATCTCGTCGATGTCGATGGTGGTCAGGGCCGTGGTCGATACGTTCGCGAAGTTGAGGCCATGGGTGGCGCCAGTGAAGCGGTGGATGCCGCCGCGCAGGTAGACCGAGCCCGCGTCGGGGACGGCCACGACGCCCGTGCACTGGTAGATCGCATTGCGCGGGTTCATGATCGGGTGCCCGGACTTGAGCGCGTTCGTGATCGCAGGCGCGTCATTGGTCGCGCCGTTGCCCGCCGCCCCGAAATGGCCGTAGGTCGCGGGCCAGACGGGAACCAGATTGTTCACGGCAAGGTCGTTCGTGCAGCACCGGACAGTGGCGCCAGCGGTCGTGTCCACGCGGTACGCGAGGCCAGCCATGATGCCGGTGGCGCCGTTGCCCAGGGCGGCGATGGCAGCGGCGTTCGCGGCATCGCGGGTCTGGTAGACGGGCGGGATCGCGGACGGGAGCGCATAGCGCGCGTCGCCCCGCGCGCGCGTGACGATGGAGGAGGCAGAGGGCAGATCGGTCGCGGTCGTGTAGTCCAGATCGGCAGCATGCGTGGCGTCGGCGGGACCGATGCGGCGGAAGCTGACGGCGCCCGAGGGATCGAAGGCCATGCGGGAGCGCAGAGTGGCCGAGGCGGCGACCGGCCCGTCGATGATGAAACTGTTCGAGCCGTCGATGACGGCGCGGCCGATGATCGTGTCCGAGGCGTTGGCGAGCGCGAGGCCCTTCTCGCCGGAGGTGCGCTTGACGGTGAGGTCGGCGTCGGTGATCGCGAGAGGGCCGGTGAGCGTGCCGCCGGAGAGCGGCAGGTAGGTGGCCGCGGCATCTGCCTGCGCGAGATAGAGCGAAGAGGCGTCGGCCTGCGTGAGATAGGTGGAAGCCGCGAGGGCGGACTGGAGATAGCGCGCGTCGCCGCGCTCGCGCGTGACGATGGAGGACGTGGAGGGAAGGTCCGTGGCCGTCGTGTAGTCGAGCCACGCGCTCCATAGATCGTCGGCCGTGCCGATGCGCCGCATCTTCACGATGCCCGAAGGCTCGAAGAGAATGCGCGAGGAGAGCGTGGCGGAGGGCGTGACCGGGCCGTCCATGTAGAGCTGGTTGGCGGAGGACAGGAGGAGCTTGCCCTGGAAGACGCCGCCGCTGTCCTCGAAGTAGACGCCGCGCGGCGTGCCGGTATCCACCGTGACGTTGATGTCGCCGCCGCTCAGGTCGATGTCCGCGTCCGTGATGTCGAGCTGGCCCGTCATCTCGCCGCCCGCGAGCGGCAGGTACGTGCCCGCGCCTGCGGCGCCTGCGGCGGCCTCTGCGGCAGCCTGCGCTTCCTCGGCGGCGGTCTGGGCGGCCTCGGCATCGGTGGCACTGGAGGCCGCGCCAGAGGCGCTGTCGGCGGCGGAGGTCTCGGATGCGGCGGCATCGGCGGCAGCCGCTTCCGCGTCGTCCTTCGCGGCAATCGCGCCGAGCCTCGCGGCCTCCGCGCCCTCCTTCATGATGATGGCGGTTATCGAGGAGGCTTGCGCCGTGTCCTTGAGGGCCTCCACGCTCGTGTAGTCGAGGATGAGCTGCTGCCCGGCGGCGACGTAGGCGGTCTCGTCCGCGAAGCTGCCCGCGGTGTTCGTGAAGTAGAGGTTGCCGTTGGAGAGCTTCACCATGTCGTGGATGGCGTAGGGCGTGCCCGCGACGAAGGTGCCCTTGGGGCGGAAGAAGTAGTGGATGTCAGTCCAGCCCGCCTCGGGGTCCACGAAGTCGCCCGCGCGTGCCTGGAGCATGTAGTCCGCGGTGTAGCGGTGCTGGATGATCTCGCCGCGGAACTGGCCCGTGGCCGCGTCCCAGACGTCGGTGAGGATGTCGGGGAGCGTGCGCCCGCCACGCTCGCAGGCTTCGAGGTACGTGTCGAGAACGTGCTCGCCCGTGGCCTGCGAAAGAAACCGGAGCTGGTCGGTGATGGGGCGCGTGCGGGCCATGGCGTGTCAGCCTTCTTCCTTGGAAATCTTGAGGAGAGCGCGCTTGAGAGCGGCGCGCGAGAGCGTGAGGTTCGCGGCGTCCTTGAGATTGTCGATCTCGGCTTCGAGCGCGTTCACCCGGCGGTTCAGGCTGCGGATCACGGTGCGCTGCTCGCTGATCGCAGTGCGGAGCTGCGCAGGAGACAGCCCTTCGTCGAGCTGGCTGCGCCGGTCCTGCTCGCGTGCCTCTTCGATGAGGCCAGCGATGTAGTCGCGGAGCTGGGGGGGAAGGGACTTGGCGAGGGCGGCTATGCGGCGGCGGCTCATTTTCGGTTCGATCCTCCTGCGGTCTGTGCCCCCCGGCGGCCATCGACGGCGCGCATGGGCACGAGGTTGCCTTTCTCCACTTCGGACATGACCTGCTCCTGCGGCTGCACCGATGCGCCGCGCGCACGCTCCATCATGGAGAGCTGCTGCTGCGGGGAGAGCTGCTGCTGGCGCTCGGGAGAGATGCGGAAGCGGTCGAGGTCCGAGACGCCCATGGCGCGGATGGCCTCCTCGGCCATCTGTCCGAGGTCGTACTCCATGTTGAGCCCGGTCTGGTTCGCGATCTGGAGCATGTTCATCCACGTCTCGGCGTTGCGCGTGGGCTCCAAGGGGAGCGTGCCGTCGATCACGAGGTAGTCGATGTCGCCCTGGAGGGCGGACACATCGAAGTCGAGGTAGCCGTCCTGGATGGACGAGGCGAGCGGGTTCGGGGTGTTGTCGTCCTCGATGCGGATCGAGCCGTCGTAGGAAAGCGCGTCCTGGATGTTCGTGACCATCATGCGCACGAGGGGGCGGATCGTGGTCGCCGACATGACGCGGGAAAGAACGCCGAGGCGCTGCGAGCCGAGCTGGGTGAGCCGCTGGATTTCGGTGGCGGTGCGGATGCCGTCCGAGGTCGGCATGCCCTGCTGCGCGTCCGAGGCGGCAGACACGCGCTGCTTGAGTTCGGAGAGGGCCTGGATGTCCTGGAGGTGGCCGCGCGTGACATCGGGAACCTGGGCGATGAAGACGCCCTCGCGCGGGTTGCCGCCGGGGAGCGTGCGCACGACGCCCCAAGGGTTCCGGTCGATGAGGTCGGGGATCATGATCTGCGAGGGGTCGGCGAAGATCAGGTTGTTGAGGGCGGCGCTGATGTTGTCAATGCGCGCGCGCATCAGGTAGGTGGCGATGTCGTGCATCGGCAGGAGGAGGTCGTAGAGGCCCTGCCCGAAGGTCTTGTGGAGGTCCTGATGCAGCGCGCCGGTCACGACCGGGAACTGCTGGCCGTAGGGGTTGAGGGACAGGCGGATGATCGTGTCTTCGTCAAGGACCGTAGCCACGAGGTAGATTTGCCGGATTTGCGGTACGCCGATCTCGTGGCCCGCGAGCGTGAGCCAGGTCTCGTCCACTACGCGCGCCGGGCCGAGCGTGAAGAGCTCGGCGGAGTTGGAGCCCGCGCCTGAGGCCATGCCGGTGTCGGAGCTGGTCGGGTCGATGCTGTGGCCGCGCCCGGCCTCCTGATGCCAGCGGTGGCCGCTCCAGCCGATCTTGGGGGGAGCGGAGCGATAGGCGAGCTGGGGGAAATGGTCGAGCTTCGGGTAGAGGCCGGAGCGGCGGAGGGCCGAGAAGCTGGAGAAGTCGGTGAACTGGATGAACTGCATGGAGGTCCAGTCGCCGAAGGACACGCGCGGGTCGGGGAAGACGCGGCGCGGGTCGAAATTGACGATGTGGTTCTGGTTGGTCTTCGGGTGCCAGATGAGCTTGGTCGGCGCGTAGCCGTAGCGGACGGAATCGAGGAGGAGCTGCGCGAGGCGGGCCTCGCCTGCGGTGCGCCGGAGTTGCTGGTGGAGCACGCGCTCCAGGATCAGGGCGGGCTTGCGGGAAGTGCGGTTGAGCCCTTCGAGCTGGAACATCGGATTGCGGCCAGCGAGGGCCGCCATGAGATAGGTGATCGTGGTGTCGGCGATGGCGCGCGTGTCGGGGATGACCGCCTTCTCGCGGAAGGACGTGGCGTCCGGCGGCACGTAGACATCGTGGGCACGGTCGGCCTCGCGCCAGTGGTCGTAGCGCCGGGAGATGGCCGAGTAGGACATCTCGTGCGCGGCCTTGAGCCAGGAGACGAGGCGGCGCTCCTGCTCTTCGGTCAGGAGATGGGAAATGTCCTGGTAGTCGAGGAGACGCTCGACGTGCTCGGACAGGTCCACGATCACGCCGTCATGCGTGGGCGGCGTGTCCTGCGCGTACCATTGGGAGAGGCCAGCGTTTTTCATGTGCGGAGCTTACGGCCAGGGCGGGGTGCCGGTCGTCCGCGTCAGGCCGGTGACGCGGGACAGGAGAGCGTGCGGGATGAGGCGCGCGGCGACGGAGGGAGGAATGCCCTTCGCGGTCGCCTGCAAGTAGGCGAGCTGGGCCGTCTCGAAGACGTGGCGCTGCGCGTCGAGGAACCACGCGCGCAGCTCCTCGTCGGCATCGGGGAGGTCGAGCGGGTCGATGTCGGGGGGCAGCAGAAGCGCCGCGCGGAAGGGATCGCCGGTCATTGGCCCCAGCCCTTCCATTGCGACGCGGGGAACAGCTCGGTGCGGAGGCTCTTGCCGTAGCTGGCGGCAAGCCCGCCGAAGCTGTCGTGGCCGATGGAACGGTTCAGGGAGAGCGCGGGGTCGAGCGAGGCGGCCCAATCGCCGGGCGTGAGCGCAGTGCGCGAGAGGGCGTCGAGCACGATGACAAGGGCGTCCACCTGATCGTCATGGGCGCCGGAGGGAAAGGTGATGATCTCGTCGATCAGGGCGTCGAGCCAGGGGGCGGCGTCGGGAAGGTACACGCGCCCGCCTTCGATGAGGGGCGTGACGGCAGTCGCGCGGGCGAGCTTGTCGGTGACGGCAGGGTGAGGGATGACGGAGATGCCGGAGTGGCGGCGGAGCGCCTGGATGAGCGGCGTGCCGGAGGCTTTGTCCTCGATGTAGAAGCCCCGGAGGCCCCGCCCGCGCCACGTGTTGTTCAGGTAGATCATCCGCTGGCGCAGGTCGGGAAACTCGTATTTCCCGCGCAGCACGTCGAGGATGTAGATGTCGCCCTCGCGCGTCATGCCCGCAGTGATGGCAACCGAGTAGTCGGACTGCTCGCGGGTCTTGAACGCGGTGTCCACGCCGATCACGACCATGGCGAACTGCGGCGGCAGGAGGTCCGGCGTGTACTGGCGGAACCAGTCGAACTTGATGCGGTTGCCGCCCTCCACATAGGGGGACTGCTGGTAGAGAGAGGCGAACTCGCGCGGGTTCAGGCGGCGGCGGCGCTGGAGATCGTCGAGCGGAAAGCGCTTGGGCCAGAGAGAGGCTTCCTCGTCTTCGACGATGTGGCGCTTGGCAGGCGTCACCTTCCTGATGTCGGGGATGTAGAGCGGGTGGTCGGCAGGAAGGGAGGAGCGCGGGATGCGCTTGCCGGGGCGCGTGACGATGCCCTTGTAGTTGACGTGGTGCCAGTGGCCCTCCTCCCAATCCTCGGAGCGCATCAGGCGGCCCGCCACGTCGTCGGGGTGCCAGCGCGTGAGCACGACAACCTGGATGGGAGGATTGCCGTTCTCGTCGGGCTGGAGGCGCATCGCGAGGGCCGAGGTGTAGTAGTTCCAGACCGAGTTGCGCTTGACCATGCTCTCGGCTTCGTCGCGCGCCTTGATGGGGTCGTCGAGCACCAGGAGGTTGGCGGGGCGGCCCGAGGTCGTTCCGCCGAGGCCAACGGCGAAGTAGGCGCCGCCCATGGTGGTGTGGAAGGTCTCGGTGCCGCCCGAGGAGATGGAGAAATCGGGGAAGACCGGCGGGATGCGCGGGTCGGTGGCGAGGGCGTTGACCTGATGGCCGAACCCGATGGCCAGCTTCGCGTTGTAGCTGCACGACATGGTGAAGCGCGACGCGAGGCGGCCCATGAAGTACGTGGGGAAGAACACCGTGCAGTAGGTGGACTTGGCCATGCGCGGCGGCATGGTCACGAGGACATTGCGGGGGCCGAGCGTGTTCTTTTCGAGCGCGTCGAGCGTGTCGATCAGCTCGCCCTGGAAGTAGGGGATTTCCCACGCGGGCTGGAGATAGCGCACGTAGCCGCCAAAGGATTCGGATGCGTCCCGGAGCTGGAGCAGGCGCCGCGCCGCGTCCGCCCGCGACACGCCGTGGGGCGGCGCGGCGGGGCGGCGGTGGGTGCCTGACGTGAGCGTGCGGGGAGGCATGCGCAAATGACCGTCAAATGTCGCGCGGCGGGCCGTCGAGAACCACGCGCGTGAGCGCGTGCCGGTCGAGGATCGTGGTCGCCATGATGCGGGCGAGATGCTCGCGGATCGCGGCGGGGCGCTTGTGGGGAGGGATCGAGGCGAGATCGAGCGCGGACATCGCGTCGGCGAGCTGCTCGGGCGTGATCGAGCTGCGGAGCGCGTGGGTGTCGCGATGGCGCTGGCTGTTAAGAATGAGGGTCATTTGCAAGTGGCCTCAAGCGAAAAGGCCACCATGATTGCGGCCCAGGTGATCCACGAGACGGCGGAGACGATCAGGCCGAAGGTGGCGAGGAGGGCGGTGGTGGCAGGATCGGGGGTGATGCCGAAAACGCCCGAGCGGCGCGTGGAGAAGAGCGCCGGAAGGAAGGCGAGGAGAGTGGCGGCGAGGGGGACGAGATAGGTCATTCGGCAGCTACCGGCTTGGCGGAGGAAGCGCGGCGCTCGTCCTCGGCGGAGATGATGGCCTCCAGCTCCTCGCGGGAGAGATCGGCCAGGGGGCGGTCTTCCGGCTGGTGGTGGAGATGCTCGGAGGCGGAGAGGTTGGGGAGAACCTTGTCGATCAGCTTGCCGAACAGGCGGACCTGCGTGGAGGTCCAGACGCGCGTGCCGCGGATGACTTCGTGGGCGTCGGCGAGGTGCTGCTCCACTTCGGTGATGAGGCCAGCGCGGAGCGCGTTGACCTGCTCGTGCGTGAAGGGCGTGGTGCCCGCAGGGGTCTCGGAGGCCGGAGGCGCCGCGGTGGCAGAGGCCACGGCGGTGGTGAGGGACGCCTCGGAAGCGGCGGTCTCGGGATCGGCCAGCTCGGCCTCGCGCGCCCGCGCCATGCGCTTGCGGTGGAAGCGCGTGCGCTTGGGCGGCGCGCCGGAGGCACGCGCCGCGGCCTCCTCGACGGTCTTCTGGCGCTTGGCCTCGCGCGCGGCCTGGCGCTCCTCGAACTCGGCGAGCGTGCCCGTCTCGATGGCGTATTCGCGGGTGAGCGTGCGGGAGCGGCACGCGCGCGAGCAGAAGCGCACCGTGGACTGGTGCTTGTCGCGGAAGGTGGTCTTGCACACCTTGCACTCGAACAGGGACGTGCCGCCATCGCGGGACTTGTTCGGCAGGAAAGTGTCGGGGACGCGGGCCATTCGTGGGTTTGCCTTGGATTTGGTTCTGAGCTTGCGGAACTCTCGCACGTAGGGAGGTGACGGGTCGTCCCACGCGCGCGCGGCGGGATGGCCTCCCGCCCCCCATCCGGGCAAATTCCGGGCAAATTCCGTGGCAAACAGGGGTGGTGGGATTGATTTTAAACGAAAAAATCGGGACGATTATGTTTCTGCCGGGGAATGCAACTGCGGGATTTGCGCGTTTTGCGCGTGTGCGAGAAATCACGCGCGTGTGCCGAAGGACCTTAGAGCCGATGCCCCAAGACAAGGCTCGGCAAGGTGCCGGGCTCGGACGCGGCGCGGTGAGCGTGCGCAGTCCGAAGGACCTTAGGGGTGCTGCCAACCAAAGGAGATTACCATGGCAAACGCACAAGCAACCGCACCCGTCACCCTGAAAGAAACCGCCAGCGCACTGCTCTCGCGCACGAAGGCGACGCGCGAAGCCGCGGAGGCGCGCCTCGCGTCGTACACGGGCAAGAAGCGCACGTGGGAGCGCCTGCGCGAAGCACACGCCGCGGGCGACCGCGAGACCATCGCCAGCATCGCCGAGAACGGCCTCAAGAGCGCCATCGTGCACCTCGCGAGCGAGGGCAAGCTGCGCGGCCAGCAGGCGGACGCGCCCGCGAAGCCCGCGCCCAAGCGCACCGCCGCGAAGGCGAAGCCCGCGGCCGCGAAGAAGCCCGCGGGCGGGTTCGCGACCACGCGCAGGAAGCCGCAGGCGGGCGGCGCGCTGGACGACCAGTTCGGCGACCTCGCGGCCATGTTCGTGCAGGTCACGAGCGTGCTGGAGCACCTCGGCGACCGCATCGCCAAGCTCGAAGGCCAGCCCGCGCCCAAGCGCGCCCGCAAATGACCCGCAAGCGCGCGTCACTCCCGCGAGGGGGCGGCGCGCCTATCGGCAGTTCCGCGCCCGCATGATGGAGACACGTATGAGGCCACGACGCATGTGGGCCTAGACTATCGATGAGCTGCAGATGCCGGAAGTTTCCGTATTTTTCTTTTCGTATCCGAAGACTGGTGCGATCCGCGTAGCTGTTGGTCCAATCGCCTGCGGAAGCTCACTGCGTCTGCGAAAAAAATGTTGGCGCCGCTGCACCATCAATTGGCACATCCCGGACTGGATTTAGTATCTGAAGCCTTAGTATTTATTGTCATCTTCGTCCTCATCGGCGCGGGCCTCAAAGTCTTCCCTTATCTGATCTATTAGGTCTTCCGTAATCCATTGGGAGCCATACGGATGAACGTTTTTGAAGTGTCGTCTCTTGAACGATTCCAAGGCAGATTCAAATTGAACCATCACAAGCACAGCGTCGCTGACCTGAGGCAGTTCATCGTCGTCAAGAATTTCAAGGTACTTAGCGTCGGGCTGCCCCTCCAGTATCGTCAGCAAGTTTTGAAGAACGCGGTTCACGATCTTTACCTTGCCTGCACTCATGCATGCGTCTGGCTTCTTCCTCGATAACTCCTTTACTTCCCGGAGCAGAGAAGCGAATATGTCTTGGCTTGCCTCGTATTCCTTCGTCTTTTCATAGGTCGTGATGTTTTGGAAGTTGTGCAACTCCTCAAACGTCATCGCTTTCTCCCGATTTTTGTCGGTGGTCCCGAGCGAACGTCGCTTTCTTCACCCTGAACTACATAGTACCAGCCGCCGTATCCACTTTTGACGTTGTCAGACCGGAAGCGTTCTGCTTCTTCCATGTACTGAGAAATTAACATCGTTACATCACTAGTCGAGGGCGTGTCATCTGCATCAAATTGATCGAACTCATCAAATGGCTTATATTTTTTGCCGAGAACATCGTTTCCCAAAGCGAGAACTTTGTTTATGAGTTTGAGCTTGAAAGGGTTTACCGCATCGTTGGGGCTCTTTTTCGCAAGCGCCCCTATCTCCGTATGAAGTCCTTGGAGCTGACCAACTAACTTTTCAAGGCGCTCGACGTCTTCTTTGCTATCCACGCTAGTCTCCTATGGGCACGCGCGCTGAAATTCGCGGTACTTTTTGTTGACGATATCCAGCGGGTCGCGCTGTCCGCTGACAAATACTTCGACCATCTGCTCAAGGTCGGAATCTGTAAGCGCAATTACTGTTTTTCGTTGGCCCGCCCAGAGATTTACCGTGCGAGTAAACTCTGCTCTCTTCAGCGGATTCCGGGTAACGAATAAGCCGAACTTACCTAACTCATCGGTCAAGTAGCGGTTCAATTGATCAACGTGCGTCCGACCGATTGAATCTACATTCTTCATTTCGAACGTGATTTGGCGAGACGAATAGTCGTCCATTAGTTCCTGAAGTAGGGGGGTCGAGCGGGTGTTGTAGAATATGAGGTCGCGAATGGAGACGCCATCGTCTGTGCGTGCTTGCTCCTGAGCAAAGTCGAGCTTTGGATAGAAGAGCGATGGCAGCAACCGGCCCACGAGTTTTTCGTACTTGGAATCAGATCCATTATCCTTGCCAGATGGTAACTTTTTGATCTGAGCAATCACTCGCTTGGCGGACGTCACTGGAATCTGCGAAAATAAGGGGTCATTCACGCAGTCTTCGAAGGTCAGTTCCTTCGCTTGAACGTAACGGTCCACCGCTCCATAGTTGTGCCGATTGTAGGCGAGAACCTTAATTCTTGTTAGGTCGTCGGGGTTGTGGGAAATCTCGTCCTGCGGGCAGTGCTTTTCGAAGTAATCATCATAGTTGATCCATGGCGCGAACCTCAACCATCGCTTTGGTACAAGAATAATAGGATCACCGTTCTCTGGATTTACAGGTAGTCGGATATTATCTTCAGTAGTGAACTTGTTAGCGCGGTAGTCATAGATATATTTCACTTGGCACGGCTGCGTTGGTATGCCGTGTTTCTCACACTGGTCTATGGTGAAGTCTATCAGGAAAGACTTCAGAAAATTGCAACTAATGTCTGAGATGCGATCTTTGGAGATGCCTTCAACAAAGAATTGAATCTCTTCAAAATGTCGGAAGCCATTCTGCTGATACTGCGGTATGATCTGGAAAAGATCTAGAATTTCCTTGGCTTTGTCGCGGCCAATCCGCTTCCCTTTTCTGGTTAGTGATGTTCCGAGACCAACCTCTTCGCATTCGGAGGCGATTACAAGCGTTTCAGTTGCTTCTGCCAGCCGTCCCTGTGACGCCAGATACCCTAGATGGTTGAAGGCGTTAACGAGGCCAGTATGCAGCATTTGGTCTTGTTGAGACGGTGACCGCCAGAGCATGAATGGATCAAGGTAAAGGGGGATGTCTTCATCCAAGAACGGGATAGCGAAGTCTAGATCGACTTGCGCGGCATGTATTCCGTGATAGTCGGTAAGTCTAGGACGTATGAGCAAACAAGAACCGCCGAAAGCTGTGGGACGCTGCTTGATGGATACCAAATATAGTACCAGCTTGGCAATCTACCGTTTTGATACGATCTGCCTCCTAACCCAGGCTAGAACGGAAGCCTTGGCGTGTCGGAGATGGTGTTCAGGACTACGATTTTTACTCCCTGAACGTCGCAGTTCAGCGAAGAAAGTCGTGGCGACCGGCAGCTACAGGTCGGTCACTCCGGTCCAGACGGTTGCTGGACCAGGCCTTGCGAAGTCAACTTTCGGTGCTGAGCAGTAGCAAAGGGAAAAGATGTTCAAGGGTTCATGTTGCTAGCTCAGCTTATCCGGCATCATCATCTCTGATCCAGGTGGCGAGCGTGGATCCGACCCATACCAAGCGAAACCGAAAGATTAGGCCATCCATTGACCGCGTGCGGGAAAGCGCGCGCAGTCCGAAGGACCTTAGAGAGATAGCCCGGCGGTAGTTTCCCGTCTGCTGGGCAGTGCCCCGTCGCCGCAAGGCGGCGGGGCCTTTTCGTTTGGGAACATCAATCACGTACATGAATGGAGAAAGACCATGGCGAAGCTCATACTTGCGAGCCAGATGAAGAAGCTCTTGGCGAATGGGGCCAAGACGGTAGAGGCGGACGAGCGTGGCGCTGACACGCCCGATCACGTGCCGGTGGTGAAGATTTTCAATCCCTATGGGTCGCAGACATGGCTGCTGTCGGAGATTGATCCGCTCGACCCGGTCCGTGCCTTCGGGCTGGCCGACCTGGGCATGGGCGAGCCCGAGCTGGGGTGGATTTGCCTGCCCGAGCTGGTGAGCTGGAAGAACCGCATGGGCTTGGGCTTCGAGCGGGACATGTACGTCACGCTCGACAAGCGCATCAGCGAGTACGCCGGGGCCGCCCGCAAGGCAGGGAGGATCGAGGCATGACGTTTCCCCTGCGAGTTCTGGTCGGCTGCGAGCGCAGCGGCACGGTGCGCGATGCGTTCCTGCGGTTGGGCCATGATGCATGGAGCTGCGATCTTGCGGCGGACGAGCGGCGGAGCAACAGGCACATCCGCGATGACGTGCGGCGCGTGATGCATGACCATCCTTGGGACATCGTGTGCGTGATGCACCCGCCTTGCACGAGGCTCTGCGGATCGGGCGTGCGCTGGCTGAGCGTGCCGCCTCCGGGGCGCACGCGCGAGGAGATGTGGCGGGAGCTGGACGAGGGCTGCGCTCTCTTCCAGGACTGCCTCGATGCGCCTGCGCCTTTCGTGGCCGTGGAGAACCCGGTCATGCACGGCCATGCGAAGGAGCGCATCAACTTCGAGGGCACGGAGAACTTCTACGTGCAGCCGTGGTGGTTCGCCGACAGCGACGACAGCCTCGACAACGAGAAGAAGCGCACGGGTTTCTGGGTGAGGAACCTGCCGAAGCTGGAGGCCACCGGGAGCGTGGACGGCACGACAGCGAGGAACCGCGTGCACTTTGCCCGCCCCGGCAAGGACCGGGCGGTCGAGCGCAGCCGGTTCTTCACGGGCATGGCCGAGGCCATGGCGGAGCAATGGAGCGCGCATGTGCTGGCGTGCATGGGACATGCGGGGATTGCGGCATGATCCTGAAGGCGGGCGCGCCAGATAGTCACGTATTTCAAAGGTTAATGTGGCAAGGTGGTGTCATGGGGGCGCTCAGAAGGAGCGCAGGATCATGAGCGAAACTGGCGACAAGAGACCGAGCTGGGCGGTGCTGGTGGGGGCGTTCACCGCCATCATGGCCACCATCCTGGGCGTGGGCACCGTGTTCGTTGCCGCCGTCAGGAGCTACACCTCGCTGGAGCTGCTGCTCCACAAGCTGGACAGCGACATGGGCGCGCTCGAAACGCGCATCAAGTCCATCGAGGTCCGCAATGCCACTGTGGGTTTCGACAAGGGCGATCTTGCCGCGCTTGAGCGGGACATCGGCAGGCTCCTGGCAGCGGAGCGGGCATATAGCCGGTCTCTTTGCTACGCCTTGACCACCGTGCAGGAAGAGCTGACCATGCCGGTAACGAACGACTGCGACCGCCCGTGAGGGCGGCGCTTGCGATGGAGAGGATACCCCATGACAGAGACGGACGATCAGGGCGCGATGGACGAGGCCATCCGGGGGGCCGACCGGGTGCTGGCGTCGATAAAGGGGCAGGGCGGAACGCCCGCCTTTGACGATGGGCTGGCGCTGGAGAGGGCGCTCAAGCTGCTGGAGAGGGTGCCCGAACGCCTCCCCGATGTGCTGGCCATCTGCGACCGCTTCCAAGAGGCGACGGGAGACGCGATGCCGAGGGTACGGGACGAGGCGGTCTACTATGCCCAGCGAGGCACGGATGGAGCTTGACTACCTCGTCTGGAGCAATGAGCACCGGCGGTGGTGGGGCAAGCGCAAGCGCGGCTACGTGACCGAGCTTGCGGAGGCCGGGCGGTTCACGCGCGCCGAGGCCCTGCTGAAATGCGCTGACGCCATGGGCGGGATGGCGCTGGACGCTCCGCTCGCAGAGGTGCCCGTCAGGATCGAGGATGTCGAGGCCATCCAGGCGGAGTTGCGCGCCCGGCGCAAGGGGTGGCAGGGCGTCGTGCCGTGAGCGTGGGCTCGCGGATCGGGGCAGCGCTGCGGCCTGCGCAGGCAGGCAGGCGCGCGGGGTCCGAAGGACCTTAGGACAAGCGGCAGAAGGCTGCATCGGAAGACAGGGAAGCCCCGGCGAGAGCCGGGGCTTTTTCTTTTCGTACTATCAACAACATAGGAGAACGCAATGAGCGTGATGTTCGTGAGCAGGGACAGCATCGACAACATGGTGACGTGGCTGGTCGATGCGGGCCAGATCGTGGGCGGCGATGCCGTCTCGATGGGGCGGCGGCTGTGGCAGTTGAACCTGGACGTGTTCGTCTGGCGGTACGGCCCGGCGGACGACGAGCAGCAGGACATGCAGAGGGCGGTCGATGCCTATGCGTGGAAGCCCCAGAGGGACGACACCGAGGGCAGCGTCAAGAGCTGGGTCTACCAGTGCTGCGAGAACACCTTCGACCGGCACCCCCTGTTCATCTGGATTGCCGGGCTGGCCGAGAACGAATGGCCGAGCGCGGCCACGAAGATGGCGAGGGAGCGTGCCGGGGCCGAGGCTGGCGGGGCGGTGGACGTGATGGGTTTCGCCTCCCGGCTAGGAAAATGACTGGCATGTGTGTGCCAGATGTGAGACACCTAAAGGTGTCGATCAGATAACCCGGAGGCCATGCAGGCTGCGCGCGTGAAAGCGGGCGCAGTCCGAAGGACCTTATGCGGAAAGGCTCTGCTTCGGCAGGGCCTTTTTCTTTTTGGCGAAAGGACGGATCAATGAAGAAGGAAGACATGAGACAGGCGCTCGCCGATGCGCTGGCGGTGATGCCTGCGAAGGTGAGGCGCAGCGAGGTGAGGCGGCTGGCGACGATCCGGCTGCGCAAGCTCACCAGCGATGGCGATGTGGCCATGCTGCTGGCGGCAAGCCCGCTGGTGGGCGAGCGCGAGGGGCAGTTCGACATCAAGCGCAGGACGATCAGCGCGCTGCGGGACTACCTGAGCGAGATCGCTCTGGCGAGCTTGGTGATCGGGGACGAGGAAGCATGGCGGCTGATGCAGGAGGCCATCGTGGACCCTGCGGAGCACGGCGTGCCGGTGCCCGGCAGCAAGTGCGGCTATGCGTTCGGCCAGCACAAGGCGGTGATGCACCTGGACGAGATGCGCGCCGTGCTGCCGAGCCCGGATGCGGCGGCGGTCGAGGCCATCCAGGCGGCGGCCAAGGGCCGGGCAGGCAGCAAGCCGAGGAGCGGCGAGCCCGAGGGCGAGCGTGAGCGTGAGCCCGTGGCGCGTGGCGTGCGGCTGCCGCCCCTCAAGGACGACTTCGATCACGAGGGACTGGCGGCGAGCCTGAACACCGACAGCCTGATGATGGCGGTGAGCCTGTGCCGGAGGGCGCTGGCCGAGGGGCTGGCCCACCGGGTGAACGCGCTCGACGTGCTGCGCTGCGGGATCGCCGAGTGCGAGACCGAGGCGGGCAAGGCCCGGCTCAGGAGCGGCGTGACCATGCTGGAGACCATGAGCCCGGCGGACGTGGACGCGCTCAGGGAGAAGGCCAGCGCCGTGGCCGAGGCCGATGGCTGGTCGATGGCGGAGAGGCACATGGCGGCTTGGCTGCACCGTGCCGTGATGAACGAACAAGCAGAGAAGGAAGAGGCCAGCATGGCGACTGCGAAGACTGAAGACACGGCGGCCATCCCGGCGGACAAGAAGATGATGCTCGATCTGGCGCTTGCGGGGATCGGCATGCCCAAGCTCGATGACATCATGTCGGACATGCTCAAGGGCGAGCTGGCCAAGGCGCGCTCGAAGTACACGGCGGAAGCCGGGCGCGAAATCGCCGTGCTGCGGACGGAGCGTAACGAGGAGCGCGCCGAGGTCGAAAGGCTGCGCGCCGAGCTGGATGCGAGCAAGCTGGTGGCAAGCGCCACGATGGCGGCGGCCAGCGGCCATGGCATGGAGGACTGGCCGAAGGGGAAGGTTGATCTGCGGCCTGCGCATGAGGTGTTCGGATTGAAGCGTGCGCACGACACCTTCGGCTTCAAGGTGCCGGTGTGGACGTGGGATAACGAGCACCCGCATGTGCCCGAGGCAGACGAGGGGTACATCTTCCGGCCCATCGAGCTGCTGATGGTGCTGGTGAGCTTGGCCGAGGGCAAGGCGAGCTGGCTCTATGGCCATACCGGGACGGGCAAGACCACGCTCCTGGAGCAAGTGGCGGCGCGGCTGCGGTGGCCGTGCTTCCGGCTGAACTTCGACAGCGAGATTACGAGGGCCGACCTGATCGGGCGGGACGTGCTGCGCACGGACCCGGAGACGGGCCAGACGGTGAGCTTCTTCGAGGAAGGGGTGCTGCCGATGGTGATGCAGCGGCCCTTCATCCTGATCCTGGACGAGCTGGATTTCGTTCGGAGCGACGTGGCCTACGTGATGCAGCGGGCGCTGGAGCAGGCCGGGCTGGTGCTGACCGAGGATGGCGGGCGGATCATCAATCCGCATCCCATGTTCAGGATGTTCGCCACGGGCAACACCAAGGGGCAGGGCGATGACAGCGGGCTGTACCAGGGGGCGCGCGTGCAGAGCGTGGCCCTGCTGAACCGCTTCTCCTACTGGATCGGCGTGGACTACCTGGAAGCGGGCCAGCGGCGCGAGCTGATGGAGGCCGCCAAGGGCAAGCTCGCGAATGGCGAGGTGCTGACGCTTGCGAACTACGTGACCGAGCACATGGAGGCGTTCAAGGCGGCGAAGGTCGTGCAGCCGATCAGCCCGAGGGACTACCTGAGCTTGGTCGGGCTGGCGAGCACGTTCGTGCAGACCTTCCCGGCCAGCAAGCGGAAGCACGCCATCTGGCAGGCGCTTGAGGCCACCGTGCTGAACCGTGCGAACGATCAGGACAGGGCGGTGCTGGTGGGCATCGCGGATCGCTGCGTGCCGAAGGCGTGAGCCCGAGGCACGTGGAACTGTGAGACAAGCCGGGTCATTTGGCCCGGCTTCTTCGTTCATATGAAGGAGCAATGCGATGAGAAGCGAACTGTTTCAGCACGAGATGGCGCAGACGAGTGCGGTGTTCGGACGGGAGAGCGGCGTGCGCGTGGTCTTCCGGGGCGAAAGCGCCGGGACAGACGGGAAGGTTGTCTTCCTGCCCGCCCTGCCTGCGGGGCGGGAGGTGAGCGTGGACACCGCGAAGTACATGCGCGGCTTCGTCGATCACGAGGCCGGGCACCTGCGGCACAGCGATATGCCGCTGATCATGGAGAAGTACCAGCAGTACGGGCGGGAGCGGCGGCCCTTCGCCAAGATGATGCACAACGCGCTTGAGGACGTGTGGCTGGAGCGGCGCGTGATCCGGGAATATCCGGGGGCCGAGGCCAACCTGCACGCCACGGCGGACATGCTGGCGCAGAAGCTCAAGCGCAACCTCAAGAGCGATCCCGAGACACGCGCGCGGCTGGCGAAGCCGGAGGTGATTCTGCCGCTGGCGTGCACGTGGGTCGGGCGGCTCGGGTATGGCGGCGACGGCAACGCCGAGCTGGTGGCGGGGCTCGATCCGAGCTTGCGCAAGATGTGCGACGAGCTGGTGGCCGAGGTGCTCAAGGCCAGGAACTCGGCGGACGTGTTCAGGATCAGCGAGCGTGTCGAGCGCGAGCTGATGAAGGAGCTGGCCGACAAGGCCATGGAGGAGATGATGCCGGAGCCGGAGCCCGAGCCCGAGAGCGGGGAGGGCGAGCCGGAGCCGGGCGACGGGGATGCGGCAGGCGACGGCGCGTCGGCCAAGCCCGAGCCGGAGGGCGAGGGCGAGAAGAGCGACGGCGCCGCCGGGAGCGACGGTGAAGACGGTGGAGGCGAAGCCCCGGAGGTCGAGCGCGAGCACGACGGCGAGCGTGGGGTTGAGGGCCTGCCCGGCGAGGACGAGGACGCCGATGGCGAGGACGATGGCGACGGCGAAGGCGGCGAGGACGAGGCCAGCAGTGGCCATGAAGAGACCGGCGAGGACGGCGACGGTGGCGGCTTCGAGGATGACGGCGAGATGCGCGAGGCCAAGGAAGGGGCAGGTGAGCGTGCGGGGGCGGTCGGCGAGCCGGGCGACAAGGAGCTGGAGGCCAGCGAGCCCGGCGGGACCGACGAGGCGGGCGCGGGGAGCAGGGCCGAGCTTGACCTGGATGCGCTCCGGGAAGCCGCCGAGACAGCGGCGAGGAAGGCGATGGAAGGCGTGGCGGAGCTGCCCGAGATCGGCGATGCGCTGAAAGACAAGCTCAGCGAAGAGGGCATCACGCGCAGGCGGGGCGAGGATTGCTACGTGCCCTACTCGACCGAGGGCGATGCGTGGTTCCGCGAGAACGGGCCGCACGATCCGCTCTACCGGCCTGCGAGCTTGGCCATCAGGGATCGCTTGGGGCGGCACGACAGGGTGTCCGTGTATCAGGCCATCCTGGAGGGCATGAGCGGCAGCGTGAATGTCCTGAGGCGCACGCTTGAGCGGTGCCTTGCGAGCCTGGAGCGGAGGGATTGGGACTTCGGCAGGACGCATGGAAGGCTGGATAGCCGGAGGCTGGTCGCTGCGGTGGCAGGCAGGGAGACGGTCTTCAAGCAGCGGGCGGATCGGGTGGAGCCGAACACGGTCGTGAGCATCGTCATCGACCTGAGCGGCAGCATGTCGGGCAGCCGGGCGCTGATGGCTCAGAAATGCGCCATCGCGCTGGCCGAGGCGCTGGAGCGGACGAGCGTGCGCTACGAGATCATCGGGTTCAGCCAGCCCTTTGCGGACCACAGCGAGCGGAGCGATGCGCCGAGGTGGGCAGCGAGGGTCGAGGCGCTTGCGGCCATCGAGTTCAAGGCGGTGGAGGAACCGCTCTGGCGGGCAAAGCACAGGCTGGCGAGCCTGGACCTCGTGGTCGGTGGCAACAACTGCGACGGCGAGAGCTTGATGATGGTGCACGCGAGACTGCGCAAGCGCAGTGAGCGCCGGAAGGTGATGCTGGTCCTGAGTGACGGGTCTCCGTGCTGCGTGAGCCCGGCTGGCAGCGAAGTTCTGGAGAGGCATCTGCGGGACACGCTCGCTTTCATCGAGAGCGAGGGCGTGGAGACGGCGGCCATCGGGATGCAGACCACGGCGGTGGAGGACTACTACCGCAAGTTCGCGGTCGTGCATCTGATCGAGGACCTGAGTGGCGAGGCACGGCCTTGTTGCACAAATCGGGGGCTGAGCGCGGTTCCCCTTTCCCCGGACGGACTTATCCTACGGCCACAGTGA